AAAATTCCTACTGATGTAAGAAGAAGAATTGTTCCAAGAGTTAATCCTAGAATAAACTTTAATCTTGCATCAAGATCTGCTGGTGTTAATCTTTCTTTAGCCATTTTTTACCTTACTATTCTGGTATTTATTCCATATTTGTTCGCCAACAATATCTCTACTACATGTTCCTGTTGTCTCACATATTGGAGGATTGCACTCTGCTTTATCCCAATTTGCCTGATCTTGGCAAGGATATCTAAAGCTACCCTGATAACCACAAGAACTTAGGGTTAAGGCTAGCATTAAACTTGACAATGAGGCAACTATTTTTCTCATAGCCCTATTATAGCATTTACTCTTCTTCTTTTCGAAGTGGGATGGTTATAAGCCATATAATTGTAGCCAAAATAGTAGCTATTCCAACCACGTCCTGGGCTGTTCCAGTTAGGGTAAGCCAGGCAATAAAGAATCCAAGAAGGGTCCAAACCTGGGCTATACTTTCCTTAATGGCTTCCCAAATCCACTTTATAAAGCCTTTAATTATTTTCATTATATCCTCCTTGTCATGGCTGCTGCCACAATATTTGCTGCGATTACTACTGGCACAATTACTTCCTGCGCTTTTTCTCTTTGATCGTCGGTCATGTCTTTGCCCCATTCTGATGGGCTAAGTAATTTTTCAAAATCTATATCTGCAATTGCACCTATTGGGTCTGATAAAAATGCCTCTGTAGCTACTTCTGTTGTTGCATCAGCTAAAGTATATGGCATTGGTGCATTTATATTTTCTTTAATTCTATCACCAAATTCTTCTAAAGCTTTTGCAATTGTTGGCTCTGACGCTGCTAAGGCCACTACTTTTAATAACTCTTCTGATTTAATTCCAAGCCCTTCTGCAACCGCTGCTTTTTGTTCTGGGGTTAGTTTGGTCAAAGTATCTTTACTTGTTAAGTCTGCAATTAGATTTGCTGTTTCCTCTGTGATAGTATTAGTTTGTGATGGTTCTTCAGAAGGTTCAGCAGGAGTTGGCTCTGGTTCAGGAGTTGGCTCTTGATCTATATCCGTTGGCTGAGGTGAAGGCTCTTGTTCTGGCTCTGGAGAAGTCTCAGGCTCAGGGGTTGGTTCTGGTGTCGCCTCATCTGTGGTTTCAGGAGTTGGCTCTGGAGTGGGGTCGTGTGGTTGAGTTTGCTCAGGCGATGGCTCTGGAGAAGGTTCAGGCGTAGGGTCAACTGTTACATCTGGTGTTGGCTGTGGTTGATTTGCCATAGCTGCAGCAATAGCGGCAGCAACTCGTTGCTGTTCTTCAAATAAATAAGTTTCATTATATAAATCCCAAGCATCTTCTATTGCATCATTCATATCAATAATTGCTTGATCGTATACCGCAATTGCGTTATTTTTATTTGATAATGCTGTTGTTAGGTTTGATTGAGCAGTTATGAGGTTTTGCTCTTTTGTTGTGAGGTTTTGATTGGCAGTTGTTAGGTTTTGAACCTCTTGATTATATATAGATAATTTATCATTACGTACTTCCAATTTAGTATTATAAGTTTGTTGAGCTGTATATTGTGCCTGTTGTGCAGCAGTTAAATTATCTATTTGCTGTTGTGTTGCACCAGATCCATAAGAAAATGTATTAAGGTTACAGCTAAATCCTACGCCCCAGCCACCAGTATAGGCACATCCTGCCGTTGTCCAGCCTCCAGGAATTGACCACCCAAGAAGGTAAGAACCTGGACCTCCGCCGTTGTACCACCATATCTCTACATCCAAACTTTTATCTTGGCTTACATCATATATTGGAGAGTATGGACTCCATGTAGCACCCTGCTCAACCCAATTATTTATCGCAAGATTTCCATTTACATACATTCTAAATCCATCGTCTGTATATCCTGCAAAATAAACATTATTCCAACTTGATGGCACTGTAATTTTTCCAGTAAATTTAACAATAATATCTGAATAGTGTCCACAAACTGGAAGGTTCATGGAAGCGGAATTCCAAACACCAGTGCATATAATAGAGCCAGGTACTGCTACGTGCTGTCCATTAACATAGCCATCTCTTAATAAGTGGTAAACAGTATATTGTAGTCCTGCTGACCCAGCATTGTTTACTGCTTCTTGAGCTGTCTGAAGGTTTGAATTTGCTGTATTTAAATTAATTGTGGCTACATCTAACTCGTCTTGAGAATTATTTTTATGTGTAAGAGCAGTTGCAACTGTTACAGTTTGTCCATCTACTGCAGATTGTGCAGCAATCTTTTCAGATAATGCAGTAGCCTCTGCAGAAACTGCAGTATCATATTCCGCATATGCTGTGTCTCTTGCCTGTTTTGCAGCAACGGCTGCATCATATTTATCTTCTGCTATATCTATTAAGGCTCTAGTTTCAGCCTCTTCTGTAAGATTTAATACTTTTTCGTTTAGTTCCGCTATTTCTTGAGCAGCAGCTGAAAGCGGATCATCGCTATAAGCAGGTGTTAGGAATAGCCAACCAAACCCTAAAATGGCTGCTAATGACAATCTCCATAATTTAGTCCTAGTCAACTAATAGCTCCTTGTTATAAATCTTATAACAAGTTAATTATATCATTAAATCATTTAGGGTTATCTGTTTTATAAAAGCCTGTACCCTTAAACTGAATTCCAAATGTTCCAAACTGCTTTACCATAGCAGCACCACATTTATCACAAAGCTCTGTCATACTAGATTCACTAATTGGCTTGTTAACCTCTTTAGTGTGTTCACAAATTATACATTTATAATCATAAGCTGGCACTTTGAATCTCCAAAAATCTTTTTGTCATAGCATGTATTCTATACTCTTGATCGTCATCAGGATGTCTAGATATTAGAACATCTGTTATACCTAACATATTCATTTTTTTTATTTTATTTATTACTTCTTCTTCAGTACCAAAAATAGTAGAGTCTTTCATCATCTGACTTTGCTCTTCGGCAAACAGCTTTTTAGCCTCTTCATTTGAGTCTCTAACAATAACCCTACATGCAGCTATTTTTCTTTTTGTATTTACATTAAGTCCTTCAAGATAGCTTGACCTCATGGCAAGATGAGCATCAGCATATTTTTCTGAATTCTTTATAGTTTTTAAAGATGTACCGCTTACAACTATCTCTGGCTTATCGTTTAAATATGTTAAAGATGTAAATTTCTCTAGCCATTGAGATGTATAATCTACTCTTTTTTCATATGTATCTAGCAAATCTTTTATAGCCACAACGTCATTAACGCTAGTTTCTTCACTTTTTAAATCACCAGCAGCAACATTTAATATAACCCTATTTTTACTAATCATATCAAAAGCTTTGCACATCATTGCACAATATTCTGGGCTGACTGAGTATGTTCTAACTGCAAACATATACTTTAACTTATGCTCTTTATTAATAATATTTGCAACTCTAACCATATAGTCTGGTATTAAAGAATGATAAACTAATAGAACAGACTCATATCCAGCATAATCTAAAACATTTGAAAGAATTCTTAGATTCTCTGGCGTATCGTCGCTATGCTGCCTCATCCAATGAAGTTTAATTTTTATACCTATCTAATAATGGGAGCAGTTTAGCCACATGCTCAGGTGGATCCTAGGCAACTATGCCCGCATCTGCGACTCCCCAGTGACGGGGTGCAGACTTCTATTATACATTATTTAATTTTGATTGTCTTCGGTTTCTTTTCTTCTGGGATGTTTCTTTCCACAAAGATATCAAGAATGCCGTCTGCCATTTCAGCACGATCAACCTCCATATACTCTCCAAGAGCAAAGGTGCGTGTGAATTTTCTGGCTGCGATACCTCTATGTAGTACTTCTTGAGAAGACTCTTCGGATTTCTCACCCTTGATTACTAAGCTTCCATTATCCACAGAAACCTCAACTTCACTCTTGCTAAATCCAGCAAGAGCTAAAGACAACTTGTAAGTATCATCATCAATCTTTACCAAGTTATATGGTGGATATGATTGATGAATTGACTCACGATGGATATTTGAAAGACGGTCCAACTCTCTGTTGAAACCAATAAAAAACGGATCATTAAAAAGATCCAATGAAAAATGTGTTACCATTTTATTCCTCCTTTAAGCGAATAAATTAATATACGGGCCCCGTTAGGCGACCCGTATATATTATATCAAATGTATTAATTTTTGCCAAATATTTTTTTAACTTTTGGAACACAATTTGGGACACGCTTTCCGTCCTTTGTTTTCCATCCAATTTGCTCATAACCTTCCCAGCATGGGTTAGCCTTTTCAACTTCATTAGCGTACAAGGCTCTCATATGAGCTTTAGCTTTAGATTCGCTTTCGTGACACCCAACAAGCTCTCCAGTGTCTTCTTTTACAACTGCGTATCCGCTGCAACCTGCTGCCCCTCTTTTAATATTCCAAGGCATGATTACTTCTTCTTTGTAGTTTTCTTAACTGTCTTCTTGGCTGCTGGCTTGGCTGCTGGTGCCTTAGTAGCTGGAGCCTTCTTTGTTACCTTCTTCTTTGCTGGCATTATTTTTTCCTCCTTATCAATTTCTTCAATAAACGTATCAGCGCTTATTACTGGTTGTGGAAATCCAAACCATGTTTTAAATCTTTTTCTTAATGACATTTTATCCTCCTTTCATATTATACCATTGCGAGCCTCGTAACAGAATTGAACTGTTGACCTACGCATTACAAGTGCGTCGCTCTACCATCTGAGCTAACAAGGCGTACCCCTAGTTGGATTCGAACCAACGCTGTCACGATTTTAAGTCGTGTGCCTCTACCACTGGGCTATAAGGGCAGATGCCATTCATGCTATCACAGTTCTACTCGCTGTCCTTAAGCTAATGGCTGTTTATCCTAGTAGGTTAGCAGAGCAATCTCCTTCGGCCTGAACACCTTCGTATGATGCGCCTACAGGGTAGGTTTCGGATAAACGATCTCCACATAAATTATTCAGATTTATGTTTTGAGCTGGACCACCTGGACTCGAACCAGGGACCTAGAAGTTAACAGCTTCCCGCTCTGCCTGCTGAGCTATGGTCCAATTGCGCCTTTGGCAGGAGTCGAACCTGCGACCAAGACCTTAGAAGAGTCCTGCTCTGTCCTCTGAGCTACAAAGGCTAGTCGTCTTCTGGGATTAATCCCATTTCTTTTAATGCTTTTTCGCCTTCTTCTGATAATGAAATAGATGCATTAAGATCTTCATCATATTCAACATTTAATAAACCTTTTTCTAATAAGGAAATAAGGCTATCGTCAATATGCTTTCTATGAGCTTCCCATAATTCTGGGGCTAAAAACTCTGCTTTTTCTGTAATCTTAAACAAAATTTCTCCGTCCTCGTCTACACCAGTAGCTTCTATAGCTCCAATTTCAAGATAGTAATCTATGCTTGGCAATTCAAAATCTTCCATTTCATCTCCTAATTATAATATACTAACCTGATCTAGTCAATATCTTTTACAAAATTTAATTCATTTATAATTTCTTCTATATTATTTGAAACATTATGATAATCTATAAAATTAAAGTTTTTAAATTTATATATTTCTTTATAATTAAACCTATTTGTATAACCTGCTATTAAATTTAATTCAATTATATTAGTATTTTCTTTTGCTGCTAATAAGTTGACCCAAGCACTACCATTTAGTCCTGCAATATGGGTTGCATTATAGAATAAGTTTAATTGGTCTAACAGTGGCATACCTTCTAAGCATACACTTTGATATCCTATTGAATTAAAATATTTTTCTATTGAATCCTCTTCATCAAAGACACGAATTATTGGATTGGCTAGTGGATTATTTGTTGGACTCTGTTTTAATTCATTTTTATATCTTATATTATTTAGTTTTCTTGAAATATAAATTTTTTTAGGAAGGTTTTTTTCTTCACACAAATTAGATAAATATTCAGACATAGACTTTATATCTCTATGCTTTGAGTAGTCTCTTCCAGCAAATGGAGTTGGTAAGTCTACAGCAACATAAAAGTTTTCAAATAATAAATTATCAGATTCTATTGTATAGATTTGTCTATCAGGAGAAAAAATATTAACAAGTTCTCTTGTATATTCATGATAATTTATTTCATTATATTTCCTCATACCAAACGGATATCTATATAGATAGTCTAAATAAGTATCAACTGATCTATCTTCAAAATCATCTCTCCATATTGGACTTTTACCCATCATGGAATTAAAGTAGCACTTTAAATCTGGGACATGTGACCTTATAAAAAAATATTCTCCCATCATATCTAGCATGCTGTGATGATAAAAGTAATGTAAGGTGGCTAGAAAACAATCTCCTTCAAATTTTATTTGTGGCTTTTTGCTATTTGGGTTGATTCTTAAATTCTTAAATTTAACTATATGAGATATTGAAGTTTCGTTTAAACCTCTCTCTGCTCTACTATCTACAAAACCAACTTCTTGTATTTCTACTCCGTCAGCTTCCCATTTTATTCTTTTAGCTTCCATAGCTTCCTCCAATAATTTTTGTATTATACTCTTTTTCCCAATTAATTATATCCAGCTTATCATTTAATAAAGGCTGACCTTTTATATTTAAACTAGTATTTAGTAGGACTGGAACCCCTGTCATTGCATACCAATTCGCCAACACTTCATACAAACCTGGGTGTTGAATTTTATTTACAGTTTGAACTCTTGACGTACCGTCTTTGTGCACTACAGATGGTATTTTGTCTGGCTGTAAGCATTCAACAGCATACTGCATGTACGGACTTGTAAAATTCATTTTAAACCATTTGTGTGCATACTCTTCCATAACCACTGGAGCAAATGGCCTAAAGAGTTCTCTTTTTTTAATAAGATTAACTTTATCTTTAATATTTGGATCTCTAGGGTCTGCCAATATGCTTCTGTTTCCTAATGCCCTTGGTCCGTATTCTGCTCTTCCAGTTGCAACCGCAGCTATTTTATTTTTTAATAGCTCAGTAATTATTTGTGTTACTGGATACGGTCCGCCAAGATCGTGACCAAGGTATGGGTTTTCCCACTCTACGTGTTTTCCATATAAAGCTGCAGCAGCTCCTAAAGAACTTCCAGCATCTCCTGGATTTGGCATTATCCAGATGTCCTCATATATATCCCATAGTTTTGTATTTGCTGAACAGTTTAAAGCACACCCGCCCATAAAAACTAAATTTTTCTTTTTAGTTATAAGTTTTGCATATCTCATAAATTCTATAAGCCTTAATTGATATACTTTTTGAACTGCTGCTGCGAGATCAAATTTTCTTTGATCAAACCACTCTTTAACATAAGGCGTACCAATTTGTCCAACCATACAAGGCACCATGCCCCAATCAAAATCATGTATTCCTTTATGAAAATTATATTTTTGTTGATTAAAAACTGGGAAGTATTCATTTACTTTATCAAAGTATCTATCTGGATTTCCATAAGCAGCCATCCCCATCATTATGTATTCTTCTTCATTTGGTTTTAAGCCAACAAGTTGCGTAAATGCTGAGTAAAACAATCCAAAACTTATTGGATATTTTTGACTATATACCTCTTTTATTTTTGATCCTTCTCCGACCCATATTGTAGAGGTATCCCACTCCCCAATAGCATCTAGGACTACAATAACAGCGTCATTAAACTTGCTTGTATAGTAGCCAGCAGCGGCATGAGATTTATGATGTTTAAAATATTTTACTGGTACGTCAAATGGTATGTTTGGCTTCCAATCGCTTGCCCCACCTTTTAGCATTAGCCTAGATTTTTTTAGCAAAGGCTTTTCGTAATAGGCTATATGAGTAGGTGTGCCATAGTTAAGTACATCTAAATATATTTCTTTATTATTATACCAATCGTTTTTTTGTTTACTATATCTTTCAGCATGACTAGCAAACAAAACTTTTCCATCTTTAATTAAAGATACAGATGCATCGTGAGATGTTTCATTGATTCCTAAAATTATCATTAATATACAAACCTATCCCAATCATCTTTTTTCTTTTTTTTAAATTTGTTTTTAATTTTAATAATAATGTAATAAATATTTAAAAAAATATTTTTTATCATATGCCCCAGTTTTCTTTCATATACTCTAAAACAATTTCTGCAACATGAGCATTTCTATGTGTTCCCCAATGTGCAAATGCATCTGAGTCTACCCTGGTTCTCTTTCCATACTTAAATCTATCCATAGCTGCATCAAATATTATTGGATACTCTTCTTTTAATTCCCTATGGCAATCTTCTCCAATTTTATCAATGTAATTTTCATAATCATATTTCCATTTTCTAAAAGGGATGTCAATAAAAGTTTTGTACCCTAGGCCTCTATTTTTTAAATCAATTATAGTATCTGGCATTCCGCTCCAAGTTGCCCAAGTAGACCAAGCAAAATTAATACCAACTGCTTCACAATATTGTTCTAGTATTAATAAACTTTGAGCTTGCCAAAAATGTATTGATTCTAAATTAATAACCTCTCCTGGAACAAATGGGGCCTTTTGTATTTTATCGTATTCCCCATTGTATGTTGCAACAAGTATTGGAGAAAATAAATCTCTATTTTTTGGATTAGCGTTTTTAATATCCTCTAATAAAAATCTTTCAAGATCTGGGACAACCTCAAATCTTTCAAATGGAGGCATCATGCAATAAATGCTTTTAGGATTTCCAAACTGTTTTATATATGAAAAAATAAGCCTTACAATTCCACTTACTGAATTACCAGGAAATGCAATATTATGAACTGACTGTGTTGTATTATTTTGTATTAAATCAGAAAATCTATATTCTTTTGGTATGCCAACACCCCAGGTTTGCGAACAACCTGATATTAAAATATCTGCACACTCTGTGAAGTCTTCATCTCTAAATCCGTAGTTATTGTATGTATACATTACTCCGTGAGACTCAATGCTGGCTTTAGGATTCTTAAAATGATCTCCTTCATTTAAAGTTCTATTACCTTGAAATTTTTGATTCTTTAATAAATTTAAATACACAGACTCAATCATATATTTATTATTGTTTCTGTCGTAGTCGTCGTAAAAAAATCTACCCATTAAATACAGCTTTCTCAAATGCTTCTGCTATATGAATATGCTTATGAACTCCTATATGAGCATTTCCTTTTAGTGGATTAAAGTCATTTGCTCTTTCCCAAAAAAATTCATTTTCATTATTTTTTTGATCTTCATGACAATAAGATTTATCCATATAATATTCTTTTCCATCATTAGGATTAAATATATGCCAATTATGAGGCTCTAGATCTACATAGTTTTTATAGTATCTTTTATCTACTACTTTGAAGAAATGATACGCACTTATATCCCATGTTCCATACTTTAAAGTAATTCCAGCGACTTCGCAATATTGCTCCAGCATTCTAATATACTGCAATGCCTGCCATATAGTTATCTCTCCAGTCATAACTTCTTCCATAAAGTAAGGAGTTTTAAAATATTTTGGTTTTTGTGAAAGTAATCTTGTTTCTCCTAAATTAGTGTTTGCAATCATAGGCTGATCTTTTTCAGGATATTCTGTTTCTACAAGAACATTTTTTGTATGCATTAGATTTGCAGTAGTTGGAAACATCATTCTATAAAGATCTGGAAACGCTACAAAAACATATTTTGGATTTCCAATTTCTCTAAAATAGCAAAACAAAATCTCAACTATACCAGCAATAGATTTACCATAGTATGCAACATTATGTAATGATTTATTAGTTTTTGCTTTTATAATTTGAGGCCAAATAAACTCATCTGGAATTCCAGAGCCCCATGTTTGAGAGCAACCAGCAGTAACTATTTCTGCTGGCTCTGAACCAAATTCTTCTCCTCTGTATCCAAGTTCATTAATTGTATAATTTTTCCCAAAAGAGTTAATTGCTTCTGGAAATCTATTTCTTTGATTCTCATCCCAGAGTGTTGGCTTATGTATTCTGCTTGCAAAGGCACAATTTTTTAAAGTTGGATATAATAAAACAGAAGCATCTTTTTCTGTATAGATGTACTGTCCTTCTTGAATTAAAGCATTATGAACTTCATAGTCTACATTTTTAGCCATTAGTATACAAATCCCTTTGGTTTTCTTTTCTTATCTTTCTTTCTGTAAAAAAAGATATAAACTCTATAAAATATTTTTTTCATTAGATATAGACTCCTCTACTATTTGCTGCACATATTCAGAAAAATGTTTTCTTATACTTCCTGCTGGCCTTGATCCAGTGCTAGTCCACAACCTTTTATATTCATTTACATTTGCAAATGTTGTTGGACATAGTGATATTCCATTATATTCTTTGAGTATTGTTGGTAGCGGAACATGCTTACCACAACATTTACATTCCTTTGCTCTTTCTTGATAAACACTCATATTATTTGCATCCTATCTACCGCTTCTCTTAACTGTTCTGGCATATGTGGAGCCCTTATTAAATTAATGGCCTCTGGTCCTTTTTCTAAAGGATTGAAGTCGTTGTCATACGACATTGATTCATATGTATGAACTTTGATTTCTTGATTTGAATCAAACCTAGTTCTGCTTATAGAGTTAAAAATAGATCCACAAACTGCATCCGCCAAGTCTTTAGATCCTTTTCTTGGGTGATCAACTTTATCACGCATTATTTTTAACTGCAATAGTTCATCAATTAATAAAGGTATGTGTGGGCCGTTTAACCTTTCTTCTAAAACAACCATTGCCATATCATCATAATGTTTCTTTGCAACTGATAATATTTCTGTATTAATTCCATAAGCTTTTAGCTGCTGCATCATGTCATGAGAATTCCAGCGATCAAATGTACAAACTCTAATTTTAAATCCACGAGTTCTAAGAGATAGAATATAATCTTTTACTTCTGTAAAGTCAACAGATCTATCTGGTGTCGGTGTCCAATATCTAACAGCATCTACTTCAACAATTGGAGCTGGCTGAGAGTAGGTGTCAGTTACTTTTACGTTTACCCATCTTTGAACGTGTGCCATAGCAACTGCACAATGGTCATGTTTTTGTGCAAGGTCAACGTGTATAAAATATTCTTTATCTGGGTCTGGGGCAAACCAGTCTTCTAAACGTCCAAACTGATCCACGGCTAAAGTAGTTTTATTAAAAGCTTTTTCTACCTTTTCACGAGACTTAAAAAATGCATCTATCATTTCTGGTGGCATGCAGGCAAATCTTCCAAGTGCATCTAAAGAATTTTTATAGAATGATGTTTTAAAATCATCTATACTTCTTGTTGGATTGACTTCCCATGTTGGTCTTTTTAAAGCGTATACTTTAGGAACCGAATATGATTTGATGTGGTCTTCTTCCCATTCAATTTCAAACTCATTTCCATCTGTGTTATCTGGAAGGTCTTCGTCCATTTTAAATTTATGAGACCTAATAATAACTTCTTTTTCTGCAATAGCTGAATCATAGAACTTTTGAATAGGATCGTTTTTAAAGCGTGGGAAAGACAGCAAAATAACCTTACCAAAGTCTGGAAAACGGGAATCTACTGAGGCCCTATACATTTCATATATCGCATCTGCTGTCTTTGCCTGATCATGTCCAGTTGTATTTTCTATAGCAAATCCAGATATCTCATCAAGAATAACTGCTATAACGTTATAGCCTTCCCAAGCTTCTCTTTCTGAGTGACCAGAATGAACTGTTACTGATTTATCAAATTTAATCTCTGAAGCTTTAGATTCATACTTTCCAGCAAACCATGGAGACCTATCTATTCTTTGTTTAAACCCTTTAAAGAAAACATTGTTTGCCTGCTGTGCGTTAATAGCAATGTTCAAAATATCTATTGAATCTCCAGGTGGCTTATTGTAATATGTGGCAGGATCTTTTAAACATAATAGTAAATATACTATATATGACACAGCAATGGTAGAACAATAATCTTTACCAGATCCTTTGCCAAGCTGAGCAATAACTTCAGTTGCTGTTTGCTTATATAGTCTTTGTCCTTCTTCTTCTCCAAATAATTTAATTAGAGTTGACTCTTTGTATATTTGAGAACTTTTTTCAATCAAAGTATATTGTAAAGTAGATAGCGGAGGCAGTCCAAGATAGTCTGGATGGGTAACAAATGTTTTTAAATCGACTGGTCTTTGATCAAATTCTTCGCCATCGAGTATATCTATAAAGTCATTAAAGTTAAGATCCACTGACCTGCTCTGCATCTATTACTACTGGCTCAACTATACCAGTTATTTGAGACAATCTTTTTGCTACTTCTAATTTACATTTTGAACAAGTAGAAGTAACTTCTTTTAATATCCCAACAAGAATTTCTTGTTTTCTTTCCGCCTCTGCTACTTGACCAGCTATTTCATTATTTTCTAAAACGCCTACGGACTGCAGCATACCTATTCTTTTTGTTTCAATATCTGAAATTAACTTAAGAGCATTTGCTTTTACATTAAGCTGCCCTGCTTGGTCAGCATCTTCTACAGTTTTCCATGCTTCTTTAATAAGCATTGCATAATGTTGATCCGCTCCAGAAACGGCTTCCTTAGCCCTTTCTCTCATATTAATATCATTATGGACAACAGACTTCCATTCGTCTATATATCCCAAAACTTCTTTACGAGAGAATCCAGTAAGGGTAGCAATTTGTGTAGCTGAGTTTCCTTTTAAAAGCTCCTCAACAACCTTATTCATTCTGTCAAAGTGGACAGCAGGCTCTAAATCAGACATATATTAAGTATACCACATTCTAGTTGACTAAGACTGCTTTGCTATTTTTAATAGAATTAAATATCCAATTAGATCATCAATATCGTTATCTCCTGGATATTCTGTACCCTTCATTAGTCTGTTTAACTTATCATCAATACGAACATGTAGCTGCTCTCTAGGTCCCGCCTTTGAAAATATACGTACAGGGTCAAGGGCTGAATTGCCGTAAGCAATATTTTTCTTGACAAGCATATGTGCAATTTCATGGCAGGTCTGTAGAATTTCTTTACCTGCTTCTGTACCTACTGTTAATAGATATAAGTCATCGCATTCAAAATGATCTCTATCTGGAAATACTGGTTCAAGCATTATCCATCTCCTTGTATAATTGTTTTAATCCTTTTAACGTTCCAATATCCATATATTGTCCGCCTGGTTTTACTGCCTTTATATTTATTTTATTATTTATCCATTCTTCTAATTGCTTACCTGGATGTTCTAGCTTTGGATCTATGTATTTTACCATATTGTTTCTGAATAGTATAGCCCCCCACATATCCATATAATTACAATTAATTGATTTATCTTGTGAACCAATTACCTTATCGTTAAATAAAAGTATTTGTCCCACTTTGCCCTTTAGATCTTCGGTACAGTCCCATGATCCAAGCACAATATCAGCGTCTTTTTCCTTTAACATTTCTTTATATGGGTTATTAATAGAATTTAATATAAAGGTGTCTGGCATCCCAACCAATACATTTTCATCATCCCCAGCTACAAACTTAATTGCATCAGACATTGTTGATGGTTCACGAATAATAATTTTAATATTCATATCCATATTTTGAATTATAGGAACCCATTCTGATCTTGTGGCGACACGAACTTCATCACAAACCTCTAACATTTTTTCAACATGCCATTGTATTAATGATCTTTCATCTGATATTGGTATGCAAAATTTTGGAATGCCTCCTATTCTGGAGGCTTTTCCTGAAGCTGGGAGTACGCCGACTATGCTCATCTTTTTTTAATAAAACCAAACTTATCTAAATATCTTTGGATGGTCATAGCAGAAACACCACACTCTGTTCCAATTTCTGTGACTGTTTTCTTTTGGATTACATATCTTCTATATAACCAATCTTTATTTTGATATAGTTTCATCTTTCTGTCAGCACCTTATTTGCATAATGTGCAATACCAAAGCTATCTGCAACATCAAAATCAATTACCTTTAAATTATATTTATTATTAAAATAATCTGCCGTTCTTTGCTTTCTCATATTTCTTAATTTATTTTGATACCATGAATCAGCATATCCTGGATTTTGAACTCTGATGGCCTGCTTTTCTTCTTTAGTAGGATTTTTATTTCCAATGTAAGCTTGCCAAGATGAAGGGCTGACTGTTAATACTTTTGTTCCAGTTGCCATGAGTTCTGCAATAACAACGCCATAAACATAAGATAATTTAATTACAGCATCAGCTGATTTAACAAAAACTGCACCTTCTATAGCAATGTAGTCTGCCTTTAGCTCATTAATCATTGCATGTGTTTTGACTTTAGCATCATATATTTTTTCATATATATCGTTACCAGTTAATTCTATCTTGCCCCATTTTACAGGAGCATCGTCTTCCATTAAGCAAAATGCAATAGACGAAGTAGATGCATCTATGCCAAGCACCTTGTTTGCTTTTGTTTTAACTAAATCAGCTAACGTCATTAATCATCCCTAACATTTTATCTCTGTTTTTAAGACTACTATTTTTTTCACATGAAGAACACAAATTAGATTTATTGTATCTACTTAACTGAACGTTGCACTTTTTGCATGGCCTATATGCACCATTTCTAATTGCTTTCTTTTCATAATATTTTTCCATAATTCTTTTATTTGTAGCTACTCTGCAGCATTCATCTGAGCAGTACTTTTGATTATGGGTTTTAGGAGTAAAATCTTTTTTACATGACTCATTAGAACATATCATAACTGTGGAACCTTATATGATTCAATCTGAACTGTCCCTAGCAGGCCAGCATAACATTCCTTTTTGACTGGACAGTAGGTGCAAGGCATTTTAGATTTAGTTGAACCTGCTGGTCGCATAGGAAGATCTCCATTTTGAAAATTATCCCAAACTTCTTGCATCCATATAAATAAGCCTTCTATAATCTCTTTATTTTTATCGTTCATAGATATTGGAATGATTAGAAGCTCTTGTGTATTTTTATTTTCATAAACAAAGAATCCTTCTTTGGCATTTCTTAACTTCATATAGGTAAGCAATTGAAGCATATGATTTGCTGTTGGCTTCATCTCTGCTTGTCTTCCGTCCCATACTTCTTGCTTAGCCGTCTTTATTTCTCCAATAACCTCTTCATTGTCGTAAGACATAACAAGATCAATAAACCCTCTAATTGGAGGATATTCATTTAATATTTCTACTTCAGTATCAACTAGCTCTGGCATAGTTCCAATAAGCTTTTGCAATCTTTCATGAGCCTGTGTTCCCTGAGCCATGTTTGCTACAGCAACGGAATCATTATCGTCAATAAAGACTGCCCCGCTAAATGCCATATACCAATACCTTGGACAGGTTCCATGGCCATACCCTAGTGTGCTTGGGCTAAATGATTTCTTTGTCATTTCGCCGTCTGCTCTTTTAGTTTTTAAATATGCATCATCAATTAATGCAGCAAATTTTTCTGGGTCGAAAGACTTACCTTCATGCTTTTTAAACTTTAAATTTTTTACTATCTTTCTACCCATTGTAACGAACGACATACTTGAGAGCGTCTACAAGCTTGTCGATTGCCTCCTTTGCTGAATAATATATGTTCTTCTTATTGTTATTTACTGTACCTGCTTTATCTTTAGCAATTGTAGAATATACAGAAGCCATCATAGAAAATTTAGTAGACATCGCTTGCAATTCAATAATTAGATGCGGTGCCTTTGCTGCAGGAACATCTGGATTCATTAATAGTTTTACAACAATAGCTAATGCCTTGTCTAGCTGTTCATCTTTCATGTACTCATGAAGATCATTGAACTCTGTGATAGAGCTAATTAATTCTAAAGTGTTTTTATCTTCCATTAAATAAACCTCGTAACTATTGCATATCCTATCCATAAACCTACAATACCCATTAGGCCAGCAAATACTGGAGGAGCTGGTATCGGCAACTTAAATGCGCTAAATATTCCGCCTACAATTGCTCCAACAAATGTAGTCATTAAAATGTCTCTCATTGTTCCCACTTTTCTATTAGTTGTTCCAGTAATGACCATTCAATTACTGCAAGCCTCGTTTTGCTATTGTCCTTGCCAAGGATGAGTTTGAGTACAGGATACTTATCCCTACTGACTTTAAAAGTATCTGTACAAACCTTAGCCCAAATACTTTGCGAGATAGAGATCGATTTTTCGTATTCTTTATAATCCACCACGAAAGATTTCCACGTAGCGTCACCCTTCTGATAATTACCACGTCCACTGTTTTTTTGCTGCTTGGCACCATCACGCTTCGCCTCCGATCTTTCTGACATTATTTTATAATTTCTCCATCTAATCCTACTGAGTATATCTCAGCAGATACTGCAATAGTTTGCTTTTCATCTCTTAAATAATCATACATGTCTTGCTCATATGAGTCTGCACTACTCTCGTCTACCCATTCTTCTGGGTTATCGTAATTTATAAATGTTCTTAGAAAATGTCTGTCAAACTTATCGTATGATAATACTGCATGATAAAACGGTGATGTTGATGGCATCACAACAGCATCTCCTGGAGCAGGCTTATACTTATAATTTTTGTTAGACAAAGAATCATAGGCACATATTTCTCCACCAGTATACTCATCATTTAAGTAATAATTAATTGTTATAACTTTTCTTTGATTTACCTTTTCATCTTTTACTGGAAATTCATCTACATGATAATCCATCATTAAACTTCCACTGTCAGGATAATTTTTACGCTTGCTCTCAATCATATAGTGGAAATAATCAAAGCCATAATAGTTTTGAACTCTATCTAATTGATCCCAGTTTTTTATAAAGCTTGGCCAAATTCCTTTATCCCTACCGAACTCATTAAAATAGTCTTTATGAATAAAGTCTGTTGCTTCTGACAATTCTCTTATATAAGACTCTTCTTTTTGTAAGTATTCTGATCCTTTGCTTGGAATGGGATCATTCTTTAAAAACATAAAGTCTTTTCTTATTCCATTGCCATACCATGGTACTGACTTACTAAAGAGGGAGTGAGGATGATCTGTTTTTAATAAATTAATTAGTTCTTTGCTATGTTTAAAAATATTTCTATACACAACAATTTGTGGAGCAATAATAATTTTTTTTATGTCATTCATTTAGCTCATCCTATGTATTGTTTCATGACCCTTGGAACACTTCCAATACATCAATAGCTCCACTGGATCCCACTTAGCTCCATTAACATCCTCATCACATTTCAAGCATGCTCTAATGCCAGGAAGATCTTCTAAATCGTAATCCTTTGGATTATTGTTGTTTAAGAATTCGCTAAGATCTGGCATTTATTTCCTCAATAAGATTTAAAACTTCTTCTGGATTATCTCTGAGGTACTGTACTGCCTTGGCTCGTCCTTGAAAACGCTCTTTATTGATTGTATACCATGCTCCACCTTTTTCTACAATGCCACACATTTCTGCAACATCTAAAGTCTCTCCAACACGATCTACTCCGACGGCTTCTCCTTGGTAGTAGAAATCATATTGCCCAGATAAATTTGGTGGGGATACTTTGCTGTAATCAACAATCCAGTTAACTGGTCGCCCAACTCTTTGTTCAATAATTTTATCGCCAACCTTAATGCCAGCCTTGATAGCATTAGCCTCAGCTTCGGAAGACCAAAGCTTAATGACTGTGGTAGAGAAGAATTTGACTGCCATTCCTCCCGTAGGTATGTGGCTGGCATGCATAGACCCAAATTGGTTTCTTTGTTGGGAAATGAGAACAAGTAATGTATTTTTGTTTGCATAGTTTAACATCTTGACTGCGTGAGTCATATCCTTTGCTTCAGCGCCTATCTGCTTAGTGTCTTGTAAGTCTTTTAATTCATTGCCATCTTTTTCAAAATAAATAGCTGGTAGCAAAGCAGATATAGAGTCCACGACAATTAAATCAACTTCTGCTTCCATTAATTTAGTTGCAACATCAACCATATCATTTACGGTTTTTGCTGGTGAGTAGATAAGTTTTTCTGAATCTACTCCTAGTTGTTCTGCCCATGCTGGATCATAAGAGGCTTCAGCGTCAATCCAAGCACAAACTTTTCCTTCTTTTTGTGCCATTGCAATCATCTGTAGGCAGAAAGAAGATTTTCCAGCAGACTTATTTCCCCAAACAAGAACTTGACGTCCATATGGAAGACCTCCACGCAAAGCCATATTCAAGCCAATACTTGGTGTTGCCTGCTTATGTACTTGAACTTCTTGTGCTGACTGAACTCTTGCTCTTGTTTTTGGATCTAGTTTTGCTAATATATCATCTAATACAATTGTCATTTATTAATCTTTCTTCTTTCTCCTATTATAGCATTAAAAACGGTTGCCGTGAAGTCTTGATCTAGACTTATTTATATTAACCTTTTGTTCTAATATCTCATCTAGACTATCGTTTGTCCACCCATGATTTTGTAAAGCTGCGTAAAGATCTAACGTTCTAATCAATATGTCAGCCATTTCTTCTACAATCTCTATGGTTGGTTTATTCTTTCTTATTGCTTCTAGTACTTCTGTTACTTCAGAATGAACTAAAGCTAACTTTGTGCAAACAATGTTAGTATCAATTTCATTTGGCCAAAACCCTTTTTCAATTGCATTCTCATGCAACATTGCTGCTAGCGCATCCAAGCCATAATCAGTTAGAATCTGGTTGCTGTTCACTGTTTACCTTTTCCTTTAATTGAAATCTGAAAGACTGTGTGTCTCCATTATAATCAATATTTAGCTCACGATTTTCCATGTCTAAATTAACAAATGTGTCTGTTGGCACATCTACATGCTTTATTGTTTCTAAGATAGATATTAGAACTCTTGTAGCGTTCATAGAGCTCATAACATCTTCTGGCTTTATGTTTTCTGTCACTTTATTTCCTTTATCATTAATGTCCCATCATCTAATTTAGATAATACTGGCTTACATTTCATACCCTCACGCATCTTGGCCAAGGTAAATTTATACATGCTTGGGAAAGCAATTGCTCTTGTTAACTCTTTATTTCTATTTGTCATAACTATATGGCTCATTGTTTTACCAGCTTTTGTAGTATATGGGGTAAAGTTAATTACCATATACTCGTCATCTTCTAGGTCATACTCTTTTCTATATAAGTAGTCAACAAATATATCAGACTTATTAGGATCGATTTCTGATACCTTTATATATCTAGCAATTCTATTATCACCTACAAGAACAAAGTACATCTGCCCAGTTTCTATTTGTGTTTGTTCGTTATGGAATAAACCTATTGAACCAGTCTCATCTACCAATTCTACTCTTGCCCAGCCAGTTCCTCTTTTAATATTTTTAACCATACCAAACATTACAAATGATCCAAGCTCATCAAACTCTTCAATTGGTCTACACTGAGACTTAATTCTTGGTGGCAAATCTAAATTAAAAGTAGGTATGCCTAAGTATTCGTAGTATTTTTCTTTTTCTGTTCCTGTGCGTGGATTATCGTCAAAAGCAGCACCACCAATGGCATTGAGAGCAGAGACAGCCCTGCTGTTAATACCGCTACCTTTTTTAGACGACTTTTCAATAAAGTCTGCATAGCTTTTAAACGGCCTCTTTTCAATTATCTTGTTAGCTATACCATCAGAAATAAATTTTATTTCTGCTAAACCAAAAACAATTTTATCTTTTTGTAATGAAAAATAAACATCTGATTCATTAATATGAGGCAAAGAAATTCTAAGACCTAGTCTTTTTGCTTCAATTAAATATTCTGTTCTAGCGTCTTTGTCGTTTTCGTTTTTAAGAATTGAAAACATAAACTCAAGAGGGTAATAAACCTTGAGCCAAGCTGTATAATAACTAAGCATGGAATAAGCAATAGCATGAGAGCGATTAAAAGAATAACCTGCGTGAGCTTCAAACATATGCCAAAGGGTTTCTGCTTGTTTCTTAGAAATGTGCTTTGAAGCCCCATCAACAAACTTATCTTTGAACTGGTCAAATTCTTTTGCATCTTTTTTCTTACCAATGATCTTTCGAACTTTGTCAGCCTCAGACCAAGTCATCCCTCCTAGGTACACGCATGCCTGCATGACCTGCTCCTGATATATAATAACACCATATGTGTTTTCTGTAAAAGGCTTCATGATTGGATGAATGTAGCTTACTGCTTCATTTCCATGCTTTCTTTTAATATATGATGCGCCAACAGTATTCATAGCACCAGGTCTTACAAGAGCATTAGAAGCAGCAAGATCTTCAAACTTGTCTACTCCCATTTTAATTAATAAGTTAGTATATGGAGTCGCTTCTGCCTGAAACACTCCTTTTGTATAACCTTCGCTAAGGGTCTTATACACTGCTGGATCGTCTAGGGACATGGAAGATAAATCTATGACCTTGCCAGTTCTTTCCTTAATAGATTTAACTGTATCAGAAATCACAGATAAAGTTTTTAGGCCTAGAGCATCGAGCTTGATTAGTCCAATATCTGCAACAGTATCCATGTCATAAGCAACAACTGGTATTCTTCCAGAGACTTTATCCTGAGCATCTTCTCGTGACTCTACTGGAGCAAAGTTTCTTATGTCATCCTTTGCTACTACAACACCAGCAGCATGAACTCCAACAGATCTTATTCTTCCCCTTAAGCTTTCTGCTAGCCATAAAACTTCTGGGTACTTCATCCTAAATTCTTTTGTGTTAGGCGACTCCATAAAGTCTTCAAATGTATCAACTTGTTTTAATGCTTTATTTACGTCTCCTAGTGGGACCATAAAAACTCTTGAGGCGTCACGAATTACACCCTTATCTTTAAAATAAGTAAATGTAGAAATAGATGCAACGTGCTTAAACTTCTTCTTTAGATAATCTTTAACTTCTTTGCGACGACGGTCTTCAAAGTCTGTATCGATATCTGGAAAATCGTTACGCTCTGGATTAATAAATCGGAAGAATAGAAGATCGTACTTAATTGGGTCAACGTCTGTAATTCCAAGAGCATAGCAAACTAAAGAGCCTGCTGCTGATCCACGACCTGGACCTACTAATATGCCTTCGCTCTTAGCCCAGTTAATCATGTCTGCTACAACAAGAAAATATGAAGCAAAATTCTTATCTTTAATTATAGATAATTCTTCTTCAAGCCTGTCTACGTAGACCTTATCCTTATCCAGAGATAGCCTTTTAAGGCCTTCAGAGGCCATTTGAGCCAGTTTCTGGTCTGCGTTAGTCTTCGGTACTGGCAACAAGTCTAACCCTCTATTGAACTCATATGGCTCAATTTGGTCAGATATCATTACAGTGTTATCAAATATATCAGTTCTATTTATGCCAGCTTTTTTAAAATCTGCCTCAATTTCTTCACGGCTTTGTATAAATAAATTGTAATCTTGGAAAGTAATTCTTCTATCTGGATACAGGTAGTTTAGTCTTTCATTAATATCTTTAATGTTTCTAGACATCTCAAAGTCTGCTTCTTTATCTGCCTTTGGTGAGGTTGATAAAATAAGCATAGCTTCTTCTAGAACCCTGTCTTTTTCTTTTGCAAAATGTGCATCTCCAGTAGCAACTGCTTTTATTTTAAATTCATCAGCTAACTTTAATAAAGTTTCATTTACTTCTTTTGGGTTATGAGCTTGAACTTCAACATATAAATTTTTGCCAAAGGTTTTACTAAAATCTTTGAGTAGAAGTTTGGCATCCGATAAATCGCCACGTTCGATACACTTACTAATAAGCCCATTAAGACATCCAGTAAGTACAATAATATCTTCCGCATATTCTTTTAAAACCTCTCTATCAATTCTTGGCTTATGATAAAAGCCTTCGTTCCATGCAATTTCTTGAAGAGCATGAATATTCTTTAGCCCATTTTGATTTTTTGCTAAAAGAATAATATGGTTGTAAGCCTGAATAGATTTGTCTGTTGAGGAAGATCTATCAAATCTATCTGTTGGAGAAATGTATGCCTCTACTCCAAGTATTGGTTTAATTCCAACTTCTTTGCAGGATAACTGAAATTCTCTATGTGAACTTAATGTGCCGTGGTCTGTTATTGCTATTGCATTTTGTCCAGCATCTTTTGCTGCCTGTGCAAGCTCTAGTGGGGAATTTAGTCCGTCCATCAAAGAATAATATGAGTGGACATGTAGATGTGTAAATGACATTAGTATCCTCCTAAGCAAATGTTTCTTGTATGAAATAGTCTTGTAGACTTTAAAGTTTTTCTAGTAGGGGCATATATGTCTTCCTGACAACATCCACACTTCATGTGCCATTCACGAGCAAAACGATTGTAAGTAACATATCTTTTTCTCTTAGAGACAAAAGCTGTAAATGGGTCTGGTATTTCTAAATTATATTTCATATCCGCCTTATTCTACTAAATAACCTGGGGCCAGTCAATGACTGGCCCCAAGTTTATATTACCAATCTAAGCTACTCGCTGTAGCGGATTGCTCTTCTGTTTTTTCTGCATCCCCTAAATAAAATGCTTCTTGTTCAGCATAAGGGACTTGTCTAACCGCAACCTTTTCAAGTTCAAACAATTCAAAGGATGATGAGTCGAAAGGGGTCTCGTCCTTTGCTAGAGGGATGATTGTATAACTTGTATCGGTCTTTGCACCATTACGCTTGATTCTCCACATCAAATTTGTAATGGAACCCATTTCTCCAGCGTATTCAATTAAGGTAGGAGTAATTGTTTTACCACTGGTTCCTTGTGAAAGAATGGCTACAAATGGCTCTTCTTTGCCATCATCCACTAGGACGTTTGTATAAAGTCTGGTTCTTGCTTTCCAGCCAGCCTTTGGTTCTTTACGGTGATTTTCACAACCATAGCACTTGCCCTGATCTTCCATAGAGCAAAGAGCTTTTCGTCTGTAATCTTTAGGATTGGTGTGTTCTAATGCAATAAATCCACAACCAAGCTTATCATTATAATTTGGTGAGTCTGGGTCTAACTCTTGTAGAAAACGAATCTTGACGCTTTCTCCATCTTCAATCTTTAGCCAGCGACCCTTGTTTTCATCTCCGCCGTTATATGCAGGCTTGTCTAGTGCCTTGTTTAGGTCCTTTAGACCTTTTACTATACTCATTTATATTCTCCTTTATAGTTGACGGTATAGATCCGTCTGTATTTTTATTATATCACGAGTTCCAAGATCTGTATTCAATATCTGAAACAGAGTTCTTAATACAAGCTTTTATTTCCTCATCGGTCAAATCGCCAGCATCTTTTGCATCATGTTGGTATATCTTACCATATTCATATGAAGCCCACAAGAGGGTTTTGTTAAAAAGTTTTGAGCATATACGCTTTCCTAGCTCTCTACCAGCAGAATCCGCATCAGTCATTATTGTAATTTTATTAAAATATCTATTTAATAATTTAATGTTGTCATCAGATATATGACCGCCAAGAGTAGCCACAACGTTTGGGAATCCAGCTTGATGAACACGTATTGCATCAAAATTAGATTCAACAATAATTACATGGTCTCCAATTCTTTTTGCCCTGTGTATATTAAACATGGTTTTATTTTTTGGCAAGTTTGTACTATTCTTAAAAGACTTGCCTTCAATAGATCTGCCAACAATTCCTACCGCTATTCCGTCTGGGCTGTGTACAGGGGTAACGACCATGTTCATTTTATCAGAATATCCTAATTTAAAATAATGCATAGAGTCTTCTGTTATTCCACGAGATATTAAATATTCCCTAGCCTTTTCTGATGATCCAAGACCGTTGTATAAATTATCCAACACATCTTTTGGGAACTCAATAAAGTCAGGCTTATCTGCAAACATTTCATTTAAAGTATCTTCAAATGCATCATATGTTTGAAATTCATCTGACATTATGTATCTCATTGCTTGAAAATCATTTTTATCAAGAATCTTTTTTACCATATCTGTCAGTGTTCCAGTTTCTCCACAGGACGGATTAAAGCATATCCAGACACCAGAAGATTTATTTATGCTACAGCTTGGACTATTTGTATTGTTATGAAAAGGACAATAAAACCCTATCTCAATATTTGTTTCGTGAGATATACTAACTCCAATTGATTTCAATACAGATTTTACTTGGTTGGGTGCAAATTGCGTGGTATCAATTTGTTTTGTGATATTCCTTCCACCTGACATGCCTTCCTCCTTCCAACATATACTCCATGAATAGTCATTAAAAACTTCCATGTCTCACCAGTAAATTCTACTGAAAAAGCTGGGTCTATGTCAAGAACTCTGACATAACCTTTTGATCTCATCTGCTGTGTTAACAAACTTTCATATTGAGCTTTTAATCTTATCATATCTGAATCGTCTAAAAACTCTACATCAATTTGAAACCTTTTAATTCTTTTGTGTGTCGTCATTCTTCATGTTGGGAAGATTTTCGTAAATTTCTTTTACGATACCTCTATTTATATCCCAGTCAAGATAGAAGTCAAATTCATGTCCATGACGATTTTTACGACTTACCACTTCAATCATGTTTGTATTTGGATATCTATGAATAGCCATAGCCATGTCAGCATCATACTCAATAGCTTTAGACCAAGCAACCTGAGACATCATTGGAGGATCATCTTGGTCAGAGATGTCATCTGCTGTTGCTGCAGTAATATCAATTACTGGAATATTGTTTGCAACAGCAAGGAGCTTGAACTCACGAGAAATATTTCTATTTCTCTCAACCTCAGAGTTGCTTCTTTTATTATCATTAAAAAGCTGATGGTAGTCTAAAATAACTAGGTCTGGCTTGTGCTGGTCAATCTTTCCTTGAACTGTTGCTGGTGTGACTTCCGCAGTGCCTTCATTAGAAATAAGGACAAACGAGTTCTTCCCTTCAAATTTTTTCTTTCCCCATGATTTGAAATCATCTAAATTAATATCTCCTTTTGATAAATCGCTTGCTCTAAATAATCCAGAACCAAGCATTGTATAAATACGGTCACGCATATTCTCTGGTGACATTTCCAAAGAAATAATCATTGGCTTAAATCCCTGCTCCCATGCTTTACATGCAAGGTATGAGGTAAACCATGTCTTACCTTTTCCTGGCCAACCAATAGCAACTATAAGGTGTCCTGGTGCCATTCCAGTAGGATATGCTTTATCAATAGCATCAAACCCAGTTAAGATTCCTGGACTTCCGCCCATTGCAATTGATCTTTCCTTAACAGACTGATAGTGTCTTTCTGCAGATTCTAGGTCTGTAACATCTACGTCTCTTACGTTATTAGTAAATTTTGCAAGTGTTGCTAACTTGCTTTGCATTTCTGCCAAGACTCTGCTTGCTGCATTTTCTTTTAACAAAGATCCAGATTGCAAAATAACATTTTTTAGTCTGGCTGTTAAGTACTCATTTTTTAGTTTGTCTAGGTAGTAGCCTGTCTCAGCTTTAGTCTCAACTGGATCAAAGTCCTTGTGCCTTTCCATAAGCACACCAATATCTGGAACTGCTTTAAACTTATAATAATATGATTTAAGGCTATCCCAAATATCTTTATGGGAAGTAAATATTTCATCTACATTATCAGCAAGCAAAGTGCTTATATCTTTGTTTTTACATACTGCAGATATTAATTCTGCTTCTGTGTTCATTCTCCGCCCTCCACAAGCTTCTTTGTTTCTTCACGTAGGTGTTCCCTATGAATCCTATCATTTTCTATATCTCTTTGCATCTTATCAATTCTATCAAAATTATAAAAAAAGAACTGAAGTGGGTGATTAAACTTAGTTGTTTTAAAATAATATTCAATCAACTCTTTTGCTCTTTCAAATCCAACACTGTCTATAACATCTTGCATAGCCCACTTTTCACGAAACTTATTAAGCTTAGGCTTTTTATTATACTTTTCAACATACAATGTTTCGTAGAGGGATATCAGAATGTATGGACCTTTATTGTTTGCCACTCTTTAGTTCCTCTTCAACCTCACGAGTCTTTTCAATAAGCTTTGACTCAACAAATTTATATACTCTTTCAGTTGCAGCATTAACGTTTTCATTAGACCTGACGTCGTCTTCTACTCCGATGCCTATTTTAATTGATTCGTAATTTCCAAGATTACGTGTAAAAGAAAGATCAACCTTTACTCTAGTTGTCACTTATGCTCCGCCTTTCTGTGTCTGGATAATGTATCATGACCGAATATGCCCCAACGTAATTCCATTTCCTTGTTGCATATTTCACATACAACAACTCTACTAGACATTAGTCCGCCTTCCATACTGGTACGAATCCGCTATCGGTCTTAGTATACAATATAATGTTGTGTTTGAAAAGAGCTAGCAATTCCGCCTTAGACGGAATATCTTTAGAATGTCCTGAATCTAATATATGTTCATGAATGTCCAATATGTCCTTTTCACTAAACAGATACTTTGACCATTTTGTATTTTCTGGATTACTGATTGGATAAATTTTTTGAGGGACACGAACCTTGCCCTCTAATATATAATCCTCAATTGTAATCTTATGCTTATTTAAAAGCTCTGCAACCTCATTAATAGTGTATGCTCTAGACATATACTTTTCAACCTGTGCATAAGAATACAACATTCTTTTTTTATCTGGGTAGCACCAAGCAATTAGTTCATCCTTTGCTCTTGAGCCTCTCAGAACCTTATGTATTTTTTCGTTTAAGAAGAAATACCGTATGTTTTTGAGTTTGTTTGCTCTTGGTCGTTTAGCCATTTACCGAACCTATTGCTTTCTTTATTGATCATCCATCTCTTTCCACATAGAATACAGAATAGCTCTATATGCAGTTTTTGAGAAAAAACTCTATCAACAAAAACTCTACCATTACACCTTTGGCACTTCATCATAACTTAAACACCTTCCCATCTACAACACAAGAATAATCTGGGGCTACGTGAATCATTTGAATATGAGGGTAGTCATTTACAATATGAGCAATTGCAAATCCCTTTTGCCAATCATGATGTTGTGTATACTTCATGCCTGGGCCTTTTTCATCACACATGTGACCGATTTCGTAGCCACGAAGAGTTTCTCCATCTCCATTATTTCTTAATTCATAAGTTACAAGGTGAGATGCAATTCTATGAGAATGTCCACGAATTAAAGATACCTGTAAGTCTTCCATATCTTTACGAACAGACCCAGTTGCAGCAATTGAAATTCCATGATGAACATGGATGTCCCCAAAGCGACGCTTAGGAAGTTCATTATAATAAATATATTCATATCCCAATGAGTCTAATGACCAAAGAGATTCTGGTGTTACCTCGTTTATATAGTCTGGAAGCTTTGCATCCACATAATTAAAAATTCTTACGTCATGGTTTCCGAGTGCTGAAAATAACTGTGCGTCGGGAAGCATCTCACGAGTCTTTGCATAAAAATCTCTTGCGCCTTTTGCTTCATGTCGCATCATTGGAACAATAAGATCTTTACTGTCAGTCTTATGTAAATTTAAAAATTCTGCAGAACGACCTTCAGTATACTTGCTATAGCATGCTTGATCATCTGTATCTCCAAGATAATCTACAACGTCTGGCTTAAACCACTTCATTACCTTAAACCAAAGCTCAATCATCTTGTCATCTTGATATGGGAATTGCTGATCGGATGATAGCATCCACTTTAAATCGTTGCTCATTAGTTACCTTAATATTAAAAAAGTCACGGTGCGTGACTTTAATGCTACAGGAATTGTAGCATATAGTTTTGGGTTGTCAATACTATACAGAAGCTATAGCAAAGTAATGTAATTTAACTCCAGTAAAAGTTCTTAAAGATGTAGCAACTGAAGTCTTTTCTGTTCCTGCAACTCTATTAAAAGCAAAAGTAAATCCAGTATTACTATACCCTGGCTTTAAATATCCAATTAGATCTGCGTCGCCATAACTTGTCTCAATCGTACAGATAATTGCTGCTGGTGTGCTTGTTAGAGGGTTTTTAAATGTTACTGATTTTGTTATTTCTTTATCTACAATATTTAAGTTTCCAATATTTGCTATGCCTGCGGTCATTCTTTGTGCAATTGCAGTATTTGCTAAATTGCTGTACTGACTTGGAAGTGTTAATGTTTCAGCATTAATTTGATTTAAATATGTTACTAATTGATTTAATTTAGTAGCATCAAGCGGTGCGCCTGGATCAAATGTTAGATTTATTGGGGTAGGCATAGTTCATCTCCTTCATCATGCATTGCTGCATCAACCTTACTTACTTCTATAATCTTAGATCTATCAAGACCATATCTTACGAATACTTCTGGGTCCGTAATGTGCCTTCTTTTATTCTGAGATATCAAATACAGTTTACCATCTGATATATCTTTAATCAAAGTGCCATCCCTAAACCCTAATTTACCAGCCAATTTAAAATTTTTAATAGCTGAGTCTGTTGCATTTACCGTAGGAAAGCTCCATGAGGTTGCTGCTTTATCAGATATTAACTTAAACCTTTTACCGTCTTTAATCCAATAAGTTCCGCTTTCAGTTCTTATTGCAAGACCAGATGGGAAATTAGTTGGTGACGTTATTAAGGGACTGGGAGTACTCTTGAATAGCCTCATCTTTAGCCTTTTTTTCATCTATAAGCTGTGTAATCTCTGCTCGCAATATAGCAATTTGGACTTCGTAGTTTGAAACTAGTTCTCCAATTTTTTGCTGCAGCGCTGCCACAACTAGTTCTGCTTTGTCTGCCAAAATAGTCTCTATTCTATTATGCTTCTAGCTCAGCCTTTGCTGCAAGAAGTGCATTCTTTTTTGTTGTTACAGCAGTAACCTTAGCTTGTACGCTAGAGATTACAGCTTGGTCTACTGGTGTTACAGCATTAGCTTCAATTAAATCTAACTCATAATTAAATAATGAGTATTCAACTGTCTTTAAATGCTGATCAATGATAGCAATTTTTTCTTCTGGTGTTAACTCTACTGTCATGTCTACCCTCCTTCTGTATTATATCAGTATCTTAGCTATTTGACAATAGCTGGTCTTTTTCAGCCTGTAAAAAAGCTAATTTAAGCAAAGCATTTGATTTATATAACTGTATATTCTGTACTGGCTCTCTATCAGGATCCACCCCTTGCTCTAAGGCGAACATTTGAAGGTCTAGGTCATAGTTATATATAGTTTCATTCAAGAATCTAATTTTAGAATCAAGAATAAATAATTTATCTTCTAGTGTCAGCTCTGTGCTCATTTAATCTCCTTTTGATTAAGTATATCATTTTAAATTCCAGCTGTCCATGGGCCAGTATATTCGTTTCCGTCTGTTCCAAATTGATATGGCTGGATGCTTCCATATCTTGCAGCTGTGCTATATGTTACATCTCCTCTGAGAGAGGACACAAGGTACGGTCTAAATACTCCCTGGACTGAGGTATATGTATCATTTGTTGTTGTATAGCTTCTAAATGTGCTAGTTGTTCTGGCAGTTCCTGCTGCTAACTGAGTTGAGTTTGGACCATTAAAATTCCATCCTCTACTAGTTCCAATACTTCCACTAAAGCTAAATGTTCCATTTGTCCATCCCCACTTATAGTTAGCAGTTCCAGTTGTTATTCTTTGGAAGTTAGATCCTGCAGTCCATCCAGGCATAGTTCCGTTCCACTGTGGAGTAACAAATACAGCATTCCAAATAGCTGTAGCTGTGGCATTTGCAGATCCAAATGTATATGATCCTCCACCAGAATATGTAACACCACCAATATTCCATCCTCCAAAAGTAAATCCAGAACGAGTTCCAGCTCCAGATGCCAAAGTAATTGTTTGACCTGCTGTTCCAGTTTGTGACGTTGGTGTGGTGCTTCCTCCATTAGCGCTATATGTTAATGTATATGTTGTAACAGTTAATGCTGTTCCGCTTGCGGTTGCTTGAACTGTTTGATATCCAGATAAAGCTTTTGAAACTGTTACTGTTGAAGAAGCTCCCGAACCTAAACCACTTGCTGTAATTGCTCCGCTTGTAGAGTTTACTGTAGCTGACCCAGCTGTTGCAGATACAAAGCTATATGTTGCACCAGTTTGTGCACCAGAATTAATAGAAGCAGTCCACCCTCCAGCTGCAGATGTAGACGTACCATAAGTAAAAGCTACTCCATCAGCAAATGCAGATGTTATTTGATTACTATAAAAGTAATAAGTTGTTCCATTTGTTCCTACTACAGTATCTCTAACCGCAAAAATATACGGAGATCCTGCTGGGTCTGCTGTTGATATTGCGTATGGGTTTGCTGTCCTAGTTGCAGTATTAGTATTTCCACCAGGGGCTTGTACGTTTGCTGCCGAAGTTGAGTATACCAAAACAGATGTTACGCTTGAAGCATTTGTATAAGTTCCTCCTCCCCAAGTTATGCTATCTAAATACTTAACAGTTGTTGTTGAATTTGTAGCAGTTGCTCTTGCAAATGGAGAAGTTGTTTGTGATGGAGCTGGTATGACAACACCTACTGCAGATGGGGATCTTGTCCATCCAGACCAAGTGCTTCCTCCATTTGATGCAGATACAAAAAAGAAATAAGTTGATCCACTTGCAGGCTGAGATCCATTTTTATCAGGATCTCCTGGGCCCCAATCCCAAGAGCCAGAAGTAGATGTTATTGTTGAACCATTTACTAATTTTTCCTCATCAAATGTTGTTGCAGCAGACCCTGGGGTAGTACCACTTGTATTCCAATAAATTCTATATCTATCAGCATTTGTTGCTCCTGACCAACTAGCAGTTATTGTTGTTGAACTTCCGTTATTAGCTGCGCTTACCGATGTTGGAGCAGTAGCAACAGCTGGAATAAATACAGAAACTCTAGTCGTACCATAAGAACTTACGTCAGACCCTATAGTATTTGATGTTGCTGTTAGGGCTGATCTAACCCAGAAATAATATGTTGTATTAGGTGTAGGAGTAAATCCTGGGGTATATGTTATTGTTGTTGTGTTTTGCGTAGCAGTACCACTATCAAATCCAGTTCCATCTGCGGGATATGTTCCGCTTGTGTTGTACCAAGACTGGAACCATGGACCAGATCCTCCAGAATAAGTAATAATAAACGATGTTCCGTTCCAAACTACTGAACTAGGGGTTGGAGCGGTTAAGCTATTAACACCAACAGTAAAGCTTCCAGAACCATTTCTAGGTCTTGTATATCCAACTAAAGTTTTATTACCAGTAGTAGAATAAGATTTTGTCAGTGTTCTTGTAATTGGAGTTCCACTACCTGCAGTTATGCTTTGCCATCCACTGTCTGTGCCGTCTCCATAATATACTATAAATTCTCTTGGATATGCAACGTTTGGAGATGGGGAACCACCCAAGCTAACTGTAATTGTGGTGTTAGAATTTAATCCAACATTTGCTGGAGTTGCAGATAAAGATATTGTTGGAGCTGCCGATATATCGTAATCATGGTAGTAGGTAGTTGTTTGTCCACTTTTAATAGCAGAAACTTCTATTTCTAAGTTCCATCTAGGACTTCCGCCACTATATGTTGATCCATTAAATGTGGCATCTAGGCTAAATGTATCATATATTGTGGCAACTCCATTTGCTATAGTCACACTTGATATGTTTCCAGAACCACTTGCATTTGCTGTATATGTTAGCCAAGCCCCAGTCCCTGCAGCATCTGTTGCAGTAACCGTTCCTGGATTCCAATATATACCAGTTTGCCAATTGTAAACCCTATACCTAACTCTATATGTGGTTAAGCTATTTACATTTTCTATTCTGGCATATGTTCTTAAAAATGTGCTTGTTGGAACTCTAAGAAGATTATCTAATCCATTTTCATAATTTACATCTTGTATGTCTGAAGTTATTACTATTGCTCCACTAACAGGAGCACCTTCGCTAATTCCTTGAGAAGTATTTTCATTATAATACCTAGAGTATGAGTTTGTTGGCAAAACTTCAAAAACAATGTAAGATCCAATATCAGCACTTGTTATTGTATATGGATATGAACCGCTAATAGTTGTGCTATTATTTGTTGTAGCAGCGTCAAAAAATAAATCTTCTTTTAATAATACCCCACCTGGTGTTCCAGCAGAGGGAGACCTCCACCATCTAACTACAGAAAGCATCTGATCTGGTTTATTATACCAATAATTCTCAAACGCAAATCTTCCTTGTAAAGTATTTCCTACTGATGTTCCATTACCTGTAAAATCAAATTGAGTATTAACCATTTGTCTTTTAATCATATATACTGGATCAGATGTAGGCTTAATAAAATCTGAGTTATTTTCAACTTTCATTTCATAAAAAACATACATCTCGTCAGCCATCTCTTGATTAGATTGTACATTTAAAATATCATCACCATAGCTACTTGTAGAGGTTTCTAAATCTATTCTTTCTCCAAGAGCTGTTGTTGCGTATGTCCATTTTCTACCGCTTTTTATTGTCCAGTTTGTATATTCTCCGTCATGACCATATAGCGTAGTATTTATATATTGTGGGCTGGTGGCAACTGTTCCGTTGTAGCTTCCAAGCCTAATTGATATTACATCTGATGTTGGCTGTGGAAGATCTGCATTATAAAATATTTCTCTCCAAGCATTGGTTCCAGAAGCAGCAACTTTTGCCCACATTCTTGTAACCTTTTTCCAAATATTTTCTCCAGTTACTTTTACAAATATATTATCAACCTGGCTAAATTGTGTAGACGGGTTTGTTTTTACCCACATATTTCTAGACATTACGCCCAGCTAACCCAAAGATCTCCAGTACGACCAGTTGAAGCACCTGGGGCACTAGTTCTTTGTCCATAATAAACTCCCATTCCAAGAAGTGTCTGACCAGTAACTGGATCTTCTACAAGCATTCTTTGTCTTGGGACTCCACCTAATGGAGATGCATATCTATATGAAAATGGAGAATAGTCTGTCATGTCAATATCTCCTTGAGTTGGAATTCCATATATAGAAACTCCTGATGTTGCATCAATAATAATTTTTGCTCCGCCAGAATATGCTCTAACGTCAGACCAGTTATTTATGTTAGTTGTTCTTCCTTGTAAAACTATATTTGATGTATTGGCTTGTAAATAAGTAGATGAAGCATTTCCAGCAAAGAATGTTCCATTAATGTCTGCTCCTGTTGCAAATAATTTACCAGTTGCATCAACTCTAAAATTTGCTCCTGATCTGCTTGCAATGCTTGTCTGTCCAGCCCATAAAACAATATCTGATGTTGAGGTAGGAGCATCAATTCCAGCAGAATATCCTAATGAATTTAATGTTGTTGATACGCTAACGTAACCTCCTGCAGAATCTAATATAATTCCGTTTTTTGTAATTTGGGTTCCAGTAACATCCCATCCAGCAATAGACCCTCTACTAAAAACAGCATTACCTGTATTGTTAGATATTGAAAATACTTCTGTTGCTCCATCGTACCCAAATAAGCCATTTAATGTCATCTTAACACGACGGCCAGATCCAGAGTCTGCACCTGCAAATATTGAGGCTGATGCTCCAGTTACACCAAGTTCTCCAGTTGTAATGTAGCTACTTCCTGTTACAGTAAACCCTCCAGTTACAGCAAGAGTAGAGCCGTTCCATGTTAATTTGTCTCCTAAGCTAAACCTACCAACGCCAGAAGAGTTTGCTAAATAAACTGGAGTGTTTGCATTTGCATAAGTTCCAGTTCCTATATATATAGCTGGGTCTACTGCAGTTCCATCAATTACTACTTTCCCAGATCCGCCAACATTTATTTTACCAGTTATAATGCTATTAGTTTTTAATCTATCTGCATCTAAAGTGTTAGCAATTATCTTATCACCAACAATTGTATTTCCAGCAATAAGATCTCCAACAATAGTTCCGCTTGTAATTGCTGTTTGTGCATTTATTGTTCCAGGTGTAGCGCTTGCTATAGAAGAATAAGGTCCAACATTTCCAGAAGAATCTATTGCTCTTACTCGTACATAATATGTTGTTCCAGTTGTTAAGCCAGTAAATGTTGCAACTGTTCCAGTTATTGTTTGATCTTGTATAATTGTGCTAAATAAATTAGAGGCAGATAACTGAAACTGATATGTTCCTCTTCCTAAATCAACATCTGATTCTAAATTTCTTGACCAATATGCAACTATATTATTAAATCCTGCTACAGCAACAAGTCCTGTCGGAGCAACTGGGGCAGTTGTATCTCCTGGAACTGTAACTGCAACTGGAGTAGCTGGAATAAATCCACTGTCATTAACTCCATCATTTGCAGCAATTTGAAAATAATATGTTACTCCAGATCTTAAATTATCTAGTCTTCCAGATGTTCCATTAAATGTAATATACGTACTTAAATCATTTGAAGCTCTACCAAATTTAACTGTATATGTTTTAACGTCTGGTGATGATGAAGCAGTCCATGAAAGAATTATGTACCCAGTATTTCCAGAAGGATCGCTTGAATCATTGTACCCAACTCCAGATAGTGTACCTGGTTCAGTTGGTGGGGTTACGTCACTAGCATCTGCGCTAGTTGGTTTTACAGAAACTATATTACTGTATGCAGATTGAGATCCGTTTGCATCAACAAAATATGCTCTTACCCACCGCTTTGATGTGTTTGCAGAAACAGTAATTGGATTATCAATAGACTTCTTTTTAAAAGTATAACCTCCCGCAGGAGCAGTCATTGAATCGCTAATTACTTCTTCAATATAAACTCCTTCAAGAATATCCTCATCTTGTGTGTTCCAAGATACGTTATAAGAATTCTCTCCAGGCGTTACAGATATGATTGGAGCTGAAAGCGGAGTTCCGTACATATCAGAAGTTATTGTTACAGGTGTGCTTTCTGTATTATAAAAATCTATTGCTGTTACTGTTATAATAAATTGAGATTTAAATAAACCAAAATCCCTTTTATTTGTTAAAGAGTCTAGTTGCCACTCTTGGGTTGTAGTTGATTTATTTGCTACTTGAGTATATGTTTTTGATATACCTCCTGAAACTAAAACTATTCTGTAAGAGGAAACAAAAGTATTATTAAAAGATCCACTATTTAATCCTGTATCATGTGTAAACGAAACCTTTAGTGCGCCTTTAGAAGTCCATGTTCCAGTAAGATTTGTAACTGAACTAGGTTTTGCTCTTCCTGCAGTTGTAAACTTATATATATTTGACCAGTTGTTTCCTACTTTAGTATTTAAAGCAGCATCAGCAAAAATCCATTGAAATTGCAGATTATATTCTGTTGCAGGCAGCAAATTTGATACCGTTAGATTATAATAATTCTTATCTGACGGATCTACTGAGCCTGTAAAAGATAAATCTGCTGACATTATGAGAAGTTAATTCCTATCCTGTACTCTATGTCCACTGGTCTACCTGCTGGTTTTTCTAGTGGTGTAGTTAAAACAGATCTTGATATTAAACCAAACTTAGGATCAAATGTATCTTCGTCATTAATTCTTAATCCATCAAAGTATACGGATGAAGACCCTGAGCTTTTTGCATTTATTTCTATTCCAATTTTTGTGATAATTGATGTAGGAGATCCAGATGTTTGTATAGTAGACAAAGATCTGTTTAAAATTTTATTTCCTGTTCCTGTGTTTATATCGGTACCACTAAATGTAATGTAATGATAAGCAGTGTCTGAGCTATAGAACTTTACAGTAATGCTATTTAAATTTAAATCTTCTTGATTAAAAGCTAAGCTTAAAGAATCATTGCTACTATATCCTGATATATCAAAGTTTGCTATTTGAGCAATATACTCTTTTGATGTACTTGCTGCTGCTGTTGATTTAATTAAATAAGCTCCAACTCTTGGTAAAGTTAAATCTGTTGTAGTTTCAACTAAGGCTGGTCTTAATCCAGATGAATCCGCCCACAATAAATGATTTTCAAAATCAGAAAGAAACTTACTATCAAAATTATTTATAGATTCTCGTGACGAAGGGTACAAGCCAATTTCTCTAATTACACCAGCAACATCTTGAGGTAAAGTTGTTTTATAAATAACCCCATAAGTAGTATTGCCAAGACCATCTGTCTGTATGTCTATGCTTCCAAATGTAGCTGGAAGTCTATAAAACTCAAACCCTAGTCTTGTATCATTACCAGAAGAGTCTGGTGTTATAGATGATATCCCTATAGCTAAATCTTGTTTTGGAAAAGAAACAAGCCCAGCTAAGTAGGATGTTAGAAATCTTTTTCCGAATTTTGTAATCATGATGGTTTCTTGCCTTTCATACCTACGATAGTTTTACCAGTAGAGTTTTTAATTTTTAACACAACAGTAACTGTTGGTGGGTTTGTATTATAGTTTACAGTTTGAGATTTAATTGTTATATCTCCAAGCTGCGGCAGCAATGCTGCTATTTCGCCAGGAAGCTCTGGATCTTCTGGCGGTATATAAATAACGTCTGTATCCTGGTTTCCGAAGCTTGTTGAGTATCCATATAGCTGTTTAAATTTATCTACAACTTCGCCTTGTATTGGCCTAACAATACTTAGGTCTGCGTCCTGTATTGCCTTATCCCCTGGGAGTAAGAACAGGACATCATTTTTATCAATTTGCGATGAGGATATTTTTTCTTTCATTTTTTTATTATACCATTTATTAGCTATAAATTGATCTAGCCTGTATAGTGGTTTCTAATCCTCCGTCCCATGATTGATTTACATTTGTTACCAAAAACTTTTCAGTTCCAGAAAGCTCGCTTAAAGAATGAGATATTGATATAACATCTCCTACTGATATTAATGGGTTTCCAAAAACATTTATCAAAACCTTTAATTGTTGATTTTTAAGCTGACCCTTAATCCATGTTGATAAATTTTTTGCATCATCATATTTTTGTATCCATTTTGAATTAAATGTAATTGGTTCTTGTGTTACATATTGATTAATTTCTTCGTCCATATATTCTAACGGACTACTTTGGTCAATAGAGTTTCCTAATATACTTACGGTAGTTTTAGTATCACTGTTTAATGGAATATAGGTTCCAGCATTATTTAATAAATACATTTCTGCATTAAAAGAAGACAAGTTAGTTCCTAATATTTTTACAAACTTATTTGCTGCTGTTGTTGGGTACTTTGGAAAAGCAGGGGTTGTTGAATATCTAAACTGAATATTTCTAATTTCCCTAGCTACTGGACCAAACTCCTGAATAAATGGCTTGTCTGATCCAACATTTGTATTTGCTAAACCAGTTATAAATAAATCTCCATAAGCAATAGAACTTGTAGCAGATGCAAAGTCGTCATCATATATATTTACTAATTCTGAATTATTATATTTATCTGCAGTTATGGGCATTGCATAAACGTAATCAAAATTAGTAGTTCCTAAAGATGCGTACAAAGCTATATTAGATGTTCTTGGCAATATGTCGTTAACAATAGACGAAGGATTTTTTTGCGTGTCTGAGGCGGTTATCTTAAATCCATTAACAAAAATAATAAAGCTAATTTTTGAATCTGTTACCTTAACATTTATGTCTATTTTATATGACTGTGGTCCATAAATTCCTTTTATCTGACTTGCTGTATTGAGAACCTGCGAGTCTGGAATATTTATGTTGTTTCCTTTATTTACTTTAATTAGTTTAACTTCTGTGTCTCCACGAGTACTTGCTGTTTCTGTTGTTCTAATATTTAAAAAGTATCCAGTATTTCCAGTCTGATTAACAAAAAACCCTATCCCTCCGCTTTGTTTTGATTCTGCTGTTGTGGCTTTAAAAAACATTGTGGTGCCAAATGCATAATGCGCTGGCTTGCTTCCAGAAACATTGATATTTGTATTTTTAATAGCCATTGATATTGTTTGAGGATCTTCATTGTTTTTGCTAATTGTAAGTAATGATTTTGATACGGTTCCAGCATTTCCTATAGTAATCCCAGTATCTATCTCCTTTAAATCTTCTTGCTCTTGCTGCTGATTATTTGCCGCTGCATTTTGAAGCAATGTGTTTAGAGTAGCTCTTGTCATAGCATCTTCTGTTCCATTGTAAGAATACGTGCTTGTATTGCCTTGAGAAATAAGAGAGTTTGTAACAACTGGAACATACACAGAAAAGTATTGATAAGCCCCTCCAGTACCTGACCCGTTAGAGCCAGAATAAGCTTTAGTTCTTATGCTGTATATTCCTCCTGGAGCAAGATTTGATGCTATATACGAACCTTGACCATTTGTTAAGTTAACAGTGGTTTCAGCATAAGATCCATTAAATGGATAAGAAAGCCTTCCAACAACAACACTCTGTGTATCTGTTGATGCAACTATTGCTATAGTACCAGATGTTTGAGAATCTATATCTAATTCAAAACCTATTGCAGATACTGTAAGAGTCATGTTGTAGCCCACCTAACATTTATTTTTCCAATCCAACCATCAAGAGAATCTACAGAGCTAACGTAGTGACTTGTTTTAGTTGTTCCTAAAGCCCCTCTTGTTTTAACTCTGTATCTGCCAGTTGGCTTTATTGATGGTACATATGCTGTGCCGTCTGGTGTTTGATTTACAAAAGCATCACCTTTATATTTTAATAAATCGCTTGGACCAGTTATGTCTACATACTTTGTTTGAAAAGTATTTACCTGTGTATAAGAGTATTCTATTGCATCATATTCTACAATTTCTGAGTTAATTAAAATATAACCAGAAAAACTATACAAAACATCATCTTTATTAATAGCATTTTCATATAAATCTATTGGCTCTAATGTCATATAATGCTTAGAGTTTGGCGTGATAGCTGGGTCTGCGGTTGCCAATAAATTATCTTTTAGCGATGCTGCAGCCAGCCAAGTATCTCCAGAATCCCAAATTTTATGACTGCTATTTTCATATGTCGATATTGCAGTTGTATAGTATATTACTTTTACTTGATTTGCTGTAGGCAAAACTTCTTTTTGTAACTTTACTATGTTTGCTAACTCTGATCCATTATTTGTATTTCTAAAAGTCCAGTCTATTGCTCTTGCATTATCGTATAAATAATCTCTTGTATAAAATTGCAATACGTTGTTCTCGTCCACAACTGCGCTTATTTGAGCATCTCTACATAACTCTTGTATGTTAGACCAAACTGTTTGAGTGCTATCGCTCCACCAATAATTTGGAGATATAATAGAGGTGTCAGAAATATTTCCAGCAGATATCTTATAGTTAAAATTATAATTTACAAATCCAACAGAATCAAGCATTTGTCTGAGGATGGCAGCCGAAGAATACTTTTCACAAACCATGTCTGGGCAAATTGTATCTTGCAATATCTTAGCAGAATCTAAAGCAAATATTTGTGTTTCTCCATATTCACCAATTGACCAACTGTCTAGTAAGAATGTGCCTTGATTTACTTTGAAATACTTTCCAGCAGAATCTTGTAGATTCCCTTGTGAATCATAAATTTTAATAAAAGATTTTATTTCAGCTCCTTTTAACAAGTATATTCTGTCTGCCGATATTGTGTCTGTGTTTAAGTATGTTTTAAATTTTATTGTATTTTGTTGATAAGCGTTTAAGTCAACAGTACATGAGTTTGCTGTTACAGTTCCAACTGGAAGCAAATCTTCTGTGCTAGATGAACTTTCTTTGTTAATCTGCATAGACACTAGATGGGTAGAAAGATCTTGAACCCAGTGTGGTGCTATCTCAACAACTCCAATATATCCGCCTGGATTTGTTGCAGAAAGAGATATGTTATTAAATGATTTTGTTGCTGAAAGATTTAGAGTAGACTCGTCTGTAGACCAAGTAGTTCCATTATAATATAAAGATAATGTTCCAGCCTCATATTGATTTGATGTAAAGCTTACTATCTGTGAGGATGTTCCAGAAGCAACTGACTGACCGTCCAAAGAAACCGTCCAGGCAGAAGGTGTTGCATGTGATATTTCAAACTTAATTACAATTTTATTTGCTAAAACATTTTTTGCAGAAGCGTTTGCATTTTTGTAAGATATTGTTATTCCAGCATTTGTATTTAAAGGGGTAATCCAATATTTATAGTACACATCTGCTGATGGATAATACACTCTATACTTAGTATTTAGCTTAGGGTTATATGTTAAATTTTTTGGATCAGTCCATGTACCTGCTGGAATATCTCCATCTATAGCGTACTTAACTCCAGCACCTGTTGGTCGATAGCTTTTAACTATGGTGTCTAGTGGGAAAAGCTTTTTAAAAGGCTGACGTCCGTTGATTGTTGTGTAATTACTTGTACTTGTAATTGTTGAATAATTAAAGTCAACCATTGAATTAATGTTAATGTCATACAAACAACCAATGTTTGAGCTTACGCTAACATTATTTTTTAATATAGTTTGTACTCTATTTGTAGAGTCTCCTGGAACGGTGATCATTTACACCTCTTCCATTGTTAATGAAACATCCCAGAATGGTTGTGTTCCACGCTTTACAACACTAAAAGAACAATCTGTAAATGAAACTGAATACTCCTCATAACCTGAAGATTCTTGACTCTGTCCAGTTTTTGCAAGATTTACTCTTATTAAAAAAGAACCTTGACCTTCTACGCTGTCATAGAAAGATCTTAAATCTTCTGCTCCCCATGCTCCGTCTACTGTAAACGTTCTGTATGATGGAAGCATTGTCCAAGATAGATTAAATCTATTTTTATCAGCAACAAAATATTTTCTTAAATTGCCATTAGACATTCTTTGAGATTTTTCAAATCTTATTGGGTCTATGCTAAATTCTTTTCTATTATGTTCTGTTACTTTATTCCAAACTAATGTGGTGCCAGCAGGAGTTGCAAGCAAGTCTTTTGCTTGTATTAATAATATAGAACCTCTTGGTAGTGATCCTGGCATTATGCATTTCCTCCATAAGATATATTTGCTCCGCCTTGTCTAATAGACCTTGCAGTTTTTGTTTCAATCATATTAACAGCAATTGTTGCTATCTCTCTTGCATCTTGACCTGGCTGTGCATATACAGACATATTGTTTACAATATTGACTGGGCCTGATGATGAGTCTGGCATTCCGCTAAAATTAATTTTTGATTTTGTTGGGACATCAAATGCTGGCATACCCATTCTACCAAGTTTATGTAAAAATTCAAGATTGTCATAGCCAATATTTCTTGCCGCTAACTCGCTAAACATATATTCGCCATTAGAAGCCATAATAGGAATACTATCTGATGTCCCTGTTCCTGGGCCTTTTATCAGACCAGCAGTTGCATACTTCTTTCTTCCAATAAGCCCGCCCATTGCAAAGCCGCCCATCTTTGTTTCTACAAGCATTATATTGCCATCTGGCTGAACTCTAAATTTATATTCTTTGTATGTCTTATCTGACTTATTTCCAGAAGCTAGCGTGAAGTGATCTCCAGACATAAAGCCTTGTCTTTCAGCATATTTTTTAATTTGCTCTCTTGTGCTATTCATTCCAACTCCACCAAATGGTGTCTGCCAGCTCTGCGGAGAAAGACCTGCAACTCTACCCATTGCAAAAGGCTTTGCGCTTGTTCCATCACCAGTAAGATTATTTCTAGCAAATTTATCAACAGCATTAACAAATTTATCCACTGCAGAGCTAAATGCTCCTGACTCAGCTTTATCTGATGTGAGGTTAATTAAAGACTGGAGTAACTTAAATTGTCCAGTTACGCTTCCCTTACCATCAATTCCAAACTGCTTTTTAATTCTTTCAGCTTCTGCCTTTGCAACTCCGCCAGCATCAATTAATGCTTTAAGTGCTCTATCAACAGCACCAGCAATTTCTTGTGAAGCATTTTTATCTTTCATTTTAGCAGCAAGAGTTTTTGGAGTTTCTCCAGCTAATATTCCAGAAATAGTAGTTCTAAATGTTCCCAGTGCTGCTTGTGCTGCTGCATTATTTTGAGCAGCTGTATTTTGATTTGTTGCTGCTAACTGTGCACCACTAGCCTTATCTGACAAAGCCTCTCTCTGCTTTTCAAGCTTCTTCAATTCAGCATCAGACTTATCAATTATAGCTTGACGAGCAAGCTCTCTTGCTCTATCATCCATAAGCTTTTGAATATTAAGTTTAGCTCTTGCAGCAGCGGCCATATCTCCAACTGCAACAGCTTGCTGATACTCAATTTGTGCATCTTGAATTTCTTTTTCAATGTCAGCATTCTTTTGCTGTACATCTAATGCCTTTAATCTAGCGTCTGTTTCTTCTTTAATCTTTTTAATTAATCTATCAATAGCTTTTATTTGATCATCGATGCTCTTTGTATTTGATAAATTCTTTGCAGCTGTAGTAGCATTTTTAATTGATGTTGTAAGGTCATTATACTTTTTATTTAATGACGACAATGGACCCTTTACGTCTTCTGTTGCTGCTGTGGCCGCTGATCCCCATGCCTGCATACCGCTTGCAATATCTGCTGCTGTATTTGAATCCATATTAGATAGATTTAATTTTCCACCAAATCCATTTAATAAAAGTTGTGCTTTTGCATATACGCCAAGCAAAGTTTCATTCTTATTAAGAACAGATCCCAGTACAAGATTTTGAGATTTAATTTGATCTACAGTTTTTTCATCAAGCTTTAGATTGCTTCCCTTTATTCCTCTAATTTTATCAAGAGTAATCTGGACAGCCTTTGTTTGAGTTATTAACTCATTGTTTTTATCTTTTGTTCCAACTAGCGATTGCTGGTATGACATCAATGCATTTAGCATGTTATCTATTCCCATTGCTAATTCTTCTGCATTAAAACTCTTTTTGTCAGATAATGTCTTTATTAGAAGTTCTACTTGATATTGTGCAGCACTAGCTTTATCTGTAATTGCTGTAAATGCTTCTGATGTTATAGCACCTATTGCATAAGCTCCCTTATTAGATGCTTTAATTAAAGCATAAATTTTATTTGTAGCTTCTTCTACGCTCATTCCAGCAGAAATATATTGTTGCTTCAATGAAGCTGCTAGTCTTAGAACATCTTGTCTTCCACTTAACTTATTAAAGTTTTGAATGGTATCTTTTGCAATTTCTTTTGCATCAGCAATTGCTTCATTCAATTCTTTAATAGTAAGAGTTAAGCCGCTAACCCCAGTTTTATTTAAAGCTTGGAATGCAGAAATATTAGCTTCTCTTGTAAGCTTTAATTGATCTTGTACCTCTTTTAACTTATCTGTAAACGATACATATGTAAGCCCAACCTCAGACATTGTTTTTTCAGTTGGAGCAAATGCTGCTCTATTTGCTTTACCCACATCTTCATAATGCTTCTTTAGCTTCATTAAGCCTGCGCCAACACCAAGAATTGTTGTTATAACTGCTACTGGTGGTGCGAGTCTTCCTAATAATCCAGCAATAGACTTTAAAGCACTTCCGCTTGAAGCAATACCTTTTATTGCAGAAAATACTCTATGTATTGGAAGGAATGATGCTGCTAGCCCAGCCATTTGGATTGCCTGTCCTGTTTGTCCACCAACCATTGAACCAGCAACTGTTGCACCTAAACCTATTCCAATTTGTGCACCAACGCCAGAGCCCATTCCAGAAGCTGCAGAACCAAAGCTAGTCATTCTTCTAGTAGAGTATCTTGCGTTTGCCATAAAGCCTTCGCTTGCTGCTGGCCTTACTAGATCTCCGTCTTGCAAATACTGAACTCCCTTTACCATTCCGCCATTATTAAATCTAACTCTTCTAGGCATTGGGGCTCTTGAAAGCTTAGCTTGAAGTGTTTTTAATAATAAATTGTATCTTGAAGGAGCAATCTTTGGACCAATATGGCCACGCTCAGATCCAAAAACCTGAGTTATAGTTGATCCTCTTCCAAGTGGACCAGTATATCTATTTGCAGGAGTTTCATCATAAAGCTCTTGAGCTAAATTAAAATGAGTTAAATTTTGTCCGCCAGAGAATCCACTACCAGTTCCTACTAAATGTCTTGGCATTGTTACATTATCAAATCCTACATTTCTTAAGGAGCCTTTAAGAATTCCCTTTCCAGATTCATTTCTCTGGTGTCCCATCATTAAAAGCTCTTCTGCGAATCTAACTCTTCTTCCTAGAGTAGGACTTACTCTTGAAACACCCTTAAGATATTTCATTGCAATTCCGCCTGCTACTTTTTCAAAATACTTATTATTTACCTTAACATTTCCTTTAGCAGAAAATGTTCTAACTATATCTCTGTAGGCTAACTTTAATGCTCTTTGCAAATCTGTTTTATCATAACCAAGTCTTAATCCTTGTTCATAAAACATTGCCATTGGATGCAAGCCTCTTGCATGCAACTGCTGTAAATCATCTGCTAAAAATGCACCAGTTAAATTAATTGATGGTCTGTTTCCAGCTAAAGCTTGGTTTGCTTCTCTTCCCTGATGTATCATCATTGCTGGCATAAATCCGCTTCCGCCTTCATTGATTGCTCTTAAAAGTGGAAGTGTTGTTTGATTAACTGCATCTTTTCTAACAACGAATTCTCCTGGGGTAAGCATTGCTGGAACCTTGTCTGTATTTCCAGATCCAGGAACAATGTCTCCAGTAGCAAATCTCTTTGGTCTTGTAGTTTCAATACTGTATGGTGCACCAAATGTTTTGACTCCTAAACCTCTAGCAATTTTATTTAGTAGGTCTCTTGTTCTTCCTGGTCTAGCCAGCTCTTTCATGTTAGACTTACCTTCTGGATTTACAATTGGCTGATTTAAAAGAGGAACAGAAGTCATGTTTATTGTTCTTCCTTGTTGAGCAGCAATATCTGCAGCGCTTTGAGCAATCATCATTTCTATTTGTTTGTTTAAAGCAATAATCTTTGCTCTTGCTTGATCTACTGTTATTTTGCCAGCTTGTAATTGAGCAACAATTGCTGCTGATTCTTGAGCTGCCTTTTGAGTTAATGTAGTCATAGAAGGCAATAAAGCTTGATAAGAATCAGAAAGTTCTGCTGTTATCAATCCTGTTGTTGCTACTTCTTTCTTTAGCTTTGCTATTTCTGCTTGTGATTGCATTGCTAAAGCACCAGTCATTGCATGCCACTTTGCCGCTTCTTCTGCAACTATACCTGTAGAAACTCCCTTTATTGATGTTAGTCCTGGAACCTTTGGTAAATCTCCTTGCATGTATATCTGCGGGTTTGCACCAATTCTTTGATTTACTTTAGGTGCACCAGGAACAACACCAAATATAGTTTGAGCCAATCTTTCGTCCTGGGTCATTCCAGCAACAGGATTTAAATGAGACATAGACCTTGTGTCCTGTGCGCTAATTAATGGATGGTTTGGATCAACTACTCTTGAACCAATCAAAGGATTTCCAGCCATAGTAGTAAATGCTGGTGCTAGTGATATTGCTCCACTTTTTGCCTTTTGCTCAAGTAAAGTAAATTCTGCAATTAATGCCTCTATAGATGTTTTTAAAACAGATGCTGCTTTTGCATCACTATAAAATGTTTTTTCTACTAGGCTGCCAGCTTTTTCTGCAGCAAGTATTTCTGGGGTAAGCATGCGCCAACCTTCGCCGCCTTTAAACAATGCTTTAAAATGAGCAACTCCTTTAATTATATATCCAAAGAAGTTTGCTAAAACACCAGTTAACATAATTACTGGTCCTATGATTGCAGTAAGTCCTCCAGCAAATGTTAATATTTGTTTAATTGGTCCAGGTAAATTATTAACAAATTTAACAATACTATCTGTTACATTAATAAAGAATGTCTGTACCTTTAAAAATTCTTCGCCAATTTCTGCAAGGTTGGCTCTTAGAGACTCAATTGCTCTATTATATTTACCAGCCGCAGACTCTGTAACTGCTTTTAATTCTCGATCAGCGATTGCTCCTAGTTCTTGAGTACTGGCTTTCATTAGCTCTAATACTTGTAAAGTCTGGCTTCCCTCTTTTCCTAAATTATTAAATAAAGCATTTAGTCTTGAAAACTGGAATTTTCCAAACAACTGCTCAATAGCCTGTTGCTTTTGTAGCGGATCTAGTTTATCTAGCGCTGCTTGTAGCTCTAATAGTGTTGCTGTTAAGTTTCCAGCATTATTTGTTACAATCCCCTTTAGATCAATTCCAAGCTCTGCAAACTTTTCTGTTGCAACTTTTGTTGGATTAATTAAAGAAGCAAGTGATGACTTTAATGCGTTAGCGCCTTCTGTTGCATTTACTCCACCTTCACGCATAGCTGTTAGGTATAATGCTAAATCTTGTACGCTTCCACCAAGACCTTGAATAACTGGTCCAGCTTTAGGAATAGCTTCTACTAAATCTGCTAGAGTTGTTGATGTCTGGTTTTCAACTGCGTTAAGGAAGTTAATTGAGTCAGAAAGTTGATCTGTATTTTGCTTAAATGCACTTTGAACTGCAAGTGTTGCTTTCATGGCTTCTTGTCTATCTACTTCACCAAGAACTGCAAGCCTACTTGTTTCTTTTAATGAGCCTAGTAATTCAGTACCTTCTTTTCCAGTTGCTGCAATATCTGCAGCAAGAGAAATACTTTCTTTAAATGATACACCGTAACCAGCAGACAATTCTTTTGCGGTTGCAGCTACATCTTCTCTAATTCTAGCTAGTTCCTCAGAAGATGTTCTTGCTAGACCACCGTAGACCTTTGTTAATCTTGTTAATTCTGCATCTGCTTCTCTAAATGCTTTTGCTGCTGCAACGCCAAATGCGGCAAGCGGTACAGTTAAACCAACAGTAAGCTGACGACCTGCCCACTGAGTGTTCTTACCCCAGTTAATTAATTGAACTCCGCCATCTTGAATTACTCTATTCATGATAGCTAGTTCTTGTCTAGCTAAAGCTGTTTTATTTTTAACTTCATTTAAGCCTTGTGGGATATGCACGTTATACTGCATAAGTCCCTCAGCATTTTTACCAAGTGGCTGAATAACTGCATTTTGTAAAGCAACTTGCTGTTTTGCAAGCTCTCTAATTAACCCGCCAGATGTTTTAGTATGCTCTTGAAATGTTCTGAAATAGTCTCTTAACTTTAATTTTCCGCCATCAAGATTTTTACCAAACTTTTCTACGTCTGATGTTAGTGTTACGAAGTGTGTAGAGAACTGTCCAGTTCTTCTTAAGCTTTCAGCAAAGGATCTATTAACTAATGCAACCTGATTAGTTAACTTAACATCAGATTGTATAATTTGTTGCTGTAATTTAGATAGCGACGCTGTAACCCTATTGACATTTGCAATAAGGTCTGAGAAGTCGGCATTAGCGACTATATTCGTAACTATTCTTTCATCAGCCATTTATAGACGATTACTCCTTGCTGTATCCTAATCCCATTCCAATTCCAAATCCAGCATTCTGTGCTAAACCTCCTTGCAATGATACTACGTCATCACTGCTAGTATTTATACCTAATGCCCGTCTTTGAATATCTTCAAAGGAAGGACCTTCTTTTTCTTCTTCTTCATCTTCCATCTTAATTCCTTTAAGACTTGCTAAGAACTTTCTATCCTCGTGTTCCTTTTTCTTAAAGGCTTTCAATGTTTGAATAAGTTCTGGCATTGAAAGATTTTCTTCTAGCTCTTCGTAATTTTTCCAATTACCTAAAAGAAAAACTTCTCCTTCTAAAGCGGCTAGATCTAGTTCTGACCAGCCAGAACTGCTGCCGCTAGTAGGTTTGGGTCGTCTAGTTTGATTCCCCCGCAAACTTCAAGAATGCGATTAATAGTTGGTACATCAAGTGCGTCTTCTAATGCATCTCTATTGCTGACTAATTCTGGCAATTGCTTTTCTAAAGCTACTGCACAAGCGTCAATTAATATTGTTAGAGTTTCTTCTTCAGAAGTAATTTCTGCTGTCTTTTGAATTACCACCATGAACTTTCTAAGCTCTTTAATGGTAAGCGGTTTTAATTTAACAACTGCTCCATTTTGTAGGGTAATTTCTTCTATGTTATATACCGTATTGGCCAATTTAATCCTCCTAGGATCTAGTCTCAATTATTATAACATATAGGTTTTAATACTACAAGCAAAAAGCCCTCAATATTATATTGAGGGCCTTGCTCACTTAATTAAATTAAGCTGGGGTCCATGTACGGTCGATAATCTTTCCGTACTCTGATCCTGAGTAATTCGAATCTGCAAGCAGACGGAATGTTACTGGGAATGTTGTTGGGGTATTACGTGCAAGTGAGAATTGTGACTGTTGTACAGACAATACACGACGTGCATAATAAATACGCTCTGATGTAGAAGATGTTACAGTTGGAGCCTGTCCAATTGCAATCAACTGACGCTCTGTTGGCTGAACACCAAGAGCACCTGCTTCTAGTCCCAAAGTGCTTCCTGATAGAGTTGATTGACCCTGTCCGAAAACAACTAGAACGTTTTCTAGTGTACCTTCGGCCATTTCTGTTGCAATCATAACTTCCATCGCAGACTTGAACAGCTTAGCTGTATCAAGTAACTGGTCAACAGTAACGGAATCGTATGTTGGGTTATATGTGATCTGAAGACCATTGTTTGTATAACCTACGTTACGGTATGCGTTCTCTGTGTCATTTTGTCCTGCATCAAGAGTTACACGATAAGATGCTGCAGCATTGTAAGCTGGAACTTTGTCCTTCTTACCTGTTGCGCCTGCTCGTGATACGCCTGGCTCCATATTTTCAACATAGTTTGCACCTGCTGTTGAATCAGCATTTGTAATATAGAGAGGTGATGCACCGACAAGAATATTTTTGGCTGAGTTAAATGCCATTATTTCTTACCTCCTGTTTTCAAGAATATATATATATATTATTGTTTCAATCTTTCGATCTTGGCTGGCTAGGCCCTTTCCTCTAGGATAATTTTAATGTATAATCTGCCCCAAGGCAAATCATAAAAATCTGCCGTCTGTGCCTACGTGCCTTGAGTATTTGACCTCTAAAACTATGTCTGATGAGAAAAACCCAGCTAGCTCTTCAGATGGGGAGGTCTCTGAAATGTCTGCTATGAATATACTGTAGAATTTAAACTTATTGGAAATGCCAGAAAATCTATTTGTGTCTGCTGCTGACTCGTCCATTCTTCTATATTGATCCGTTATAAAGTTCCTAATTTCTGCTATCTCAGAATAGTCTGTAGCATAAATTGTTAGTAGTATCTGCTCGCAACATATAACCCAGTTCTCTTCATATGACATTCCTATCTTGTCATATATGATGTGCTTTTTACCACTTAAAAATTGGTCAAGCTCTGGCTGCTGCTGGACTGGAAGTATGGGGACGATATTAGCATTTAAATTTTCGCTATAATAATCTTCCTCGTTAAATATATTAGCACTAGTAAGTCCGCTCCACAAATGCTTTCTTAAATCAGACATCATATCTATTTTATAATCTATTGTCATTTTATCCTCCGAATGCCATCTTTAATGCAGTATCTGATTGAACATTTAAACTATTTGCAGAAAAAGAATATTTAACTTTTTTTACATCAAATGGCAACTTTAATGCCTTTCCAAGATTTGATGAAAATATTTGCTGGAATCCAGATCTTTTAATAGAAAGACTTACTAGGTTACCTGTAAAGAATCTTGCATAGGCGATTTGAAATCTTCCTGAAGCTTTGCCTCCACCTGGCTTTCTAACAGTAACAGATCTTCCTTCTGGCATAAATACAATATCATCATCTATTTTAAATACTAATCTTTTTGCATTGCGTGGTCTAATAACAATAGGATTGCCTGCTTCCATTACGCTTGCCTTGTTTGCAAATACATATCTAGATTTTCCAATAGAAGATGGAACCATACTTTTTGATAAAAGAAAATCTGCTTTTATTGAAAATGAAAGACCTTCTGCAGAGTTTACTACTAGCTTAAACAATCTGCTATTGCTTTGTCCTACCCTTTTCCATTCATACATATGATGTAAAGATTTAGGATTTGATCTTGCCTGTGCATCTATATATTCAGAAAAATCTTTTTCTATTTGTTTAAATAAAATAGTTCTAAACTTTTCTTGAAAACCTTTATTTGTAGTAACCTTTGCTATTGTTGTTGCTTGATAATATATTGCAGCAGATATTTGGGCTACGGTACTATCTTTTAAAACCGTTCCCTTTGCGCCAGATAAATTTCTTTGCAATCCGCTGGCAGCTTGTACTAATAATGGGCTAGTATCCAATTTTCTGATTTTCCGATCTCATTATTGTATTGTTATATCCCACAACATTTCCAAAAGGGTCTGTCATTGGTGTTATTCCTATAATTTCAAATACTGTAGGGCTTTCTGTTGGAAAATTTATTTCTGACCAAATAACGTTACCTGCTGAATCTTTTATGTTAGTTATTTTAATTCTATAAGTTAATCTTTCATTTGTTCTAACTTGTAAAATTTGCTCGTTATTATACTTTGCTCCAAATGATTGTTGATTTCCAGATCTAGCTGTTGATGAAGTATTACTTATATTACCTTTTGCATGGCAAGGTATTGTTTTATAATAAGTCCATTCTTTTTTTATTTCACCAGTGTCTTCATTTTGACTATTTGTCTGTCTGTATATATCCATAGACATGGTAAGAATTGAATCAACAATATCATACATTACACTATAACCATCTGAGTTAAGACATACGATTCTAGGAGTTTGTCTACGTAGTTATTTCCTGTTCCGCTAAACGTATCCGCTCCGTATTTAAAACTCCAGTCAAATGATTGAACAGACTCTAGGTATTTATTTCTCCATACTTTATCTTTAGAAAAATAATCCTTCATCAATTCAATACACGCTAGCTCAATTTCGTCTGGTATTTCTTCCCACCCAAAACGGCCATGCACTTTATACTGAACACCTTCTCTAAATACTCCAGCAGAGTCATGAATTGTTGGAGGAACCATTCCGTTAGCAACATATACAGTATTGTCTAACATACTGGCACGATTAATTCTTATTCCAAAACCACTTTCTGAAATAATCGTATCGTATCCCCAATTATTTATTGCTGGTGTGGCTATGTTATCTACCATTAATAAATCATTAGCATAAACATCATATATTCTATCTATCTTTTGAGGAAGAGGCAAAATATCTGTACCGTTTCCATAAACTACATAAGTGTCCTCATATAGATAAAAATTTTGCCCAGTAAAATTTTCTATAACTTTTCTTGCATATCTTTCTGCAGCCAACAAATCCTTATATGATTTCCAGTTTGGATCAGAAGGATCTGAGCCGAAGCCTAGGTCATCTATAGCTTGCTGAACATCCGTGTATGGGGTAACAACATAAAGCTTATGAGTTTTATTTACTTGTTGTCCTTGAACAGAATATGCCCATGACAATTTAAGATCTCTACTTTTTGAAGTTGCATCAATTGGAAGAAATACTTGATATACACCTATATCTGTTTCTACTTTTTCAGCAGTTAATGTGTATAAAACAGAATTTACTGGAATTGGTGGAACAGTTAGAGGATCTAAAGTAACATCGTAAACTGTAACAATTGGCATGGCATCAGCATCAACGGACTCTCCTCGCCAAAATACCTTGTGTTCAATCCCTGGGTTTGTACCTACTAATAGTTCCATTTAAATGGATTAAGAGTAATACTCCTGTACTTCCTTTGGAGTAGCTAATCTAAATCCTTCCTCCTTGTCAAAAATTTCCTGAGCCTTTTCTTCAGACATAGCAACAAATGGATGATCTTTTGTAAAAGTATATCCCATTATGTCATATCTAAAGTTTTCTCTAGTCATTCTTACTAATACTTCATCTTTAGCAATTTCTTTTTTTGAATCAAATCTTGGAAGGATTTCATCTGCTACGTCTTCTGCTTCTTCTAAATCTTTTTGAGTTTTTTGGTAAACAGACCAAGTAACTCCTTCTTCTGATAGGGCAGCAATTATGTCCGCTTTGTTTTTTAATCCTTCTACTTCAACCGCAAAATCTTCTGCAATTTGCTTTAGCTCTGCGACCTTTAACGCTTCAAAAGACATATAATCTCCTTTGTCTAGGTTATTCAATTATAGCATTGATAAATTTAAATGAAAAGCCCCTAATAAAAATTAGGGGCCTTTCTTGCAAATCTACTTCAAAAATTAAATTATGAAGCGACCTTAACGTTCTTAACGACTACCCAAGCGTCAGCCTGCTCGATTTGTACGCCTACACGTGTGTATAGAGTGTACTCGATGCTGTCCTTGCGTGGCCAGAAGAAGCGGTAAACAGTTACGTCACGCTTGATACCAATAACTACGTTATTTGGGAATGTCAAGTGGATATCACCGTGTGAACCAGCTGCTCCTGAGTATGAACCAGTTTGTGTCTCTGGAAGAAGTGGAACTTCAACAATTGGAATACCGAAAGCATATGGTGCTACGTATCCTGCTGGACCTCCAAGAACTGGGACATCACCACGGATAATGCCAGAAGCAATATCTTGTGGGTTAACATTTTGAATGTTTTGTGAAGTTGCATATAGATAATCCTGAATCAAGTTTGAACCTGAAAGGAATCTAAGATCTGTACGGCGCTGCTTGTACTTACGAGGAAGTGCCTTTAGCGCTGAGTTGAATACTGCACGGGAGATATTAGCTCCTGCTGCATCAACTACGTGTGCACTGGTCTTTGCCTTCTTTACAACACCATTAAATGACTTGTAAAGTGCATCACCTGTGAGGGCTGTGTCACCGTTAAGAATAACATCTTCGATGTCATTTCCTGCCTGTGTTGCCATCAAACGTGCAATATGATCTTCTAGATCAGCACCTTCAATATTGTCTTCAAGAGACTCTGTTGAAAGTTCCCAATCCATGCGAAGCTTCTTTGTTGTGAGAGAGATCTTTGAGAAAGTTACTGCTGAGTTAGCAGCATCATTATCTCCTTCGGTTGCAAGCTTCATAAGCTTCTCACCAACGGACATACGATCAATCTCGGTTGTGTCTGCCTTCATTCGAACTGTACGTGCTACTTTACCGATAACGGTTGCATCGAACATGTAATCAAGGAAGCGAGCAGACTGTTCTGGGTTTAGGAGACCGCCGTTGCCAGCTTCGCTAGCTACGTGTACTCCAGTACCACCAGTTGTAGAGGCAAATGTACCAGTGGCTGTTGTGCCAGCGGCAATTGCTTTCTCTAATGTTTCATTGCTCATTTATTTTTCACCTACCTTATTTTAGTTGAATATATCATTCACGGAACCGAGGAAAGAACCGTTCCATTTGGATTTCTTGATTGTTACTTCCTGAGACCCGCCAAGGTCCGAGGACTTCTTAATTGCAGTCTCTGATTCTACTGCATCGACACGCTTTTGTACACCATCAATCGTGTTCTTGATGTCATTTACAGCATTTGATAATGCTGTGTGTTGTTCTGCCAACTCTGAAATTCTTACATCAACGCTCTTGCTGAATGTTTCTACTGTTTCTTTAATAGCGGAAACCTGAGCAGCATTTGCTTCTGATGCCTTTGTAAGAGTGTCTGAGAAAAAGCCTTTAAGATCGCCTAACATCTTTGCAAAATCAGGTTCATCAACCTCAACTTCTGATACGTCGGCTGCTTTTTCCAGAGTTTCGGCAGAAGCGTCTGCTACTGCTTCAGCAGGAGCTTCAGCTACTACTTCTGCAGCAACTGGTGTTTCTTCTGCAGCTACAGCTGTTTCTTCAACTGCTGCTACTGCTTCTGTATTTTCTGACACTTCGTTACCTCCTTCTGCGTTTGCCTGTTTTGCTAATTGTGTATCAGGCAACGTAAATCTTGATTGCTTATGTGCATCAAGAATCTTTTGTATTTCTTTTGCTTTATTGACATCTGTTTTTTCAACCCAACCTATTAGCTCTGCTGGCTTTCCAGATACTGGTGACTCAAATGTTTTTTCTGTTGAAAGAAAAACTGAATCGCTGTCTTCGCAATAAAAAATATTTTCTGTTATTGTCTCTGCAGCAATCCCTTTAAATAAAAGTTGACCATTCATTTTTTGAATGGAAAGAATGTTACAAAGCTCATTTGCTGGTGAGTCTACTACTGACAACTCCATCAATGCATAATCTTTAATAAATCTTACTGTTTGACCTGTAGACTTATTTACTTCATTATCTGATTCGATAATTTTTCCGCCAATAGAAAATCCTGATAGTGTGCCGTCAAGAATCTTTTCCCATGTGTCTTGTGCGCCTTTTGAAATATATGCATCGACATATACTCCATTATAAAATTCTCCGCTCTTTGGATCATAAAATGTTTCTGGTTTAAATGAAACCATCTTACCAACTGCATTAGATCCATGCATCTCACGAATATTGCCACGGAAATTTTCAAATGCTTTTAAAGAAGCTTCGGCTGTAACCATATCTCCAGTTTGATCAACGTTGTCTAACGTTGCAAATCCAGACACAGTTCTCTTTTCACGGTTGACCTTAGTAAAAGGCACAGACAAGCTAATGTTGTCGCCGTGGCTAGACCATAAAGATTTCTCAATATTCATATGCTTTATTTTATACTTTTATATATCATAACGCAAATAATAGTTAACTAGGTCTAGTCGACTTGCCGTCCGTCGCCCTTGGCATTTCGGCCTTCTCCAGAAACATCTGGGGCATTTGCCTCTCTATCCTGAGACCTTTGTCTACTATTCATGGCTTGAGCTTTAATTTCTGCTGCCTGGGCTTGAAGGTCTACAACCTTATCCCCGCCCTCTAAAGGAATCATACCCTTTCTAATTCTAACTTCATTAGGGGTAATTACCTGCATTCTTAAATATCTTTCGTCAATCTTGGACTGAGTATCTTCATCTGTCAAGGTCAATTCATTGAATTTAAGTACTAGGGCATCTGTTTTTTCTTCAAATATCTTATTTATTTTCTTTTCAAGAATTAATTGTGCTGGTCTGCATACCTGCTCTTTAAACATCTTATCTGCGTCTCTGGCTGATGCAAGACTAACTCCCTCTGGAACTCCAATTTTATTTATTGGAACTCTGTGGGCTAACAATATTTCATCTCTATTTGATTTACGATATTTTTCAAACGAGCCTTCTTGATTTCCTGCTTCAATTGGCTCCATCTTAAATTCAACTTTTGAATCTTGGGTATCAGCTGGAAGCGGAACATACAAAGATCTATGGTTTTTGCCTTTTAGACCAACCTGGAAGAATTCTAATAATTTACGCTCAGACTCTGGGGAAAGCTTTGCACCCTTAACAGTAATAATATATCTTGGAACAGCTTTATTTTCAAAATAGTCTAAGTTGTATCTTCCCGAAAGCTCATTTCCAGTAAGAGCAATTTGTGAAGCTATGATATCTGGAATACCATAGTAGTTGTTCATTGGGGTATACTTCTTTAAATGTATAATTTCATTAGGTCTATCTTCTTGCCCAGCAATAGGATTCTCAGTATCAGAATCTCCAAAGTTTCTAAAGAACACCGCCTTGCCGTAAAGAAGCTGGACAAACCCATCTCTTAATCTACGAACTCTCATAGTTTTTGCTGGGATGTGTCCAATATATCCTATGTTGCCTGTTGCTGTTCTGCCAATTTCAATAAAACCATTTCCAGTAGCTTCTAAGTCAGTATATACCTTAATTAAAGTTTGAGTAAATGTATCTTCATCATTAGTTTCATCTAGCCAGTTGTGTAGATCCTGTCTTAATTTATTTAACTTTCTACGTGCTCTTTCTAGCTGCTTTTCATCTGTAATGGAGTCAAATGCATCATTTGTTTTCTTTGTTTCAATAAAATCGTAACCAAGTCCTACAATATTTGCAACCTTAGCATTAATTGCTGCATAGTTGTATGTAGAAATTTCATAAACTTTTGATAAATATTCAAGGTTATATGGAGGCTCAATAAGATCAAACATTGCATAACCAGTAATTGCTTGTGCCAAAAGATTTTGTTGTGTCTTAGCACCTTCTTGACCAGTAAGAGCTTTTGAAAAATCTCTATTTACTTTTCTTCTAAATGAGGCCCCAAGTCCTTTTACCTTTTTTAATTCATCTAGGCCTACAGCAAATGGATCAGAAGTAACTTCCTCTTTTTTAAAAGAGAACCAGTCTGATGTGTTTGTTATATCAATTATATTTTGGTTATTGTCGTCTTCTTCAATAGAGATCATTTCTTGCCCCACTTTTTCATTTCATCTTTATAGTTGCCAATATCCAATGGATCTGGAACTAGGCCCCACTCAAGTCTTTGCTTTTGATGCTCAAACTCTTCGTCATCAATCTTTCTTCTTCCTGACAAAAATTTTGGCTGACCGTCGTGAATACCGTAAGATCTAACTTCTCTAGCTAAGGCATCTATGCGGGACCTGTTTCCCTTTTTAGATGTTATTGATAAGAAGTTCCCATCGTCGTCGCCTATCCATCTTCCATCAGGCATCTCCCAGACATATATGCCTAGTGTGCTCTCTTCGTCAAGAACTTTTGTACTTAATTTGTTAAGGTCCATAGGATATCATTCTACCATCTTATATGACCAAAGTCCATATTTTGGTACAAGAATGTGACAAATTATATTGTTGAAAACACAACCCAGTCATTATTATAGTATTCAGGAGCCGATTCTGTAATCGTAAGTGACGTATCTTCTGATCTAACCCCTGGCCTTTCAATATAAAGATTAAAATGGCCTAAAGCTTTAGACACGGTCAGTTCTGTTTGATATACTGCTATACAGTTATAAAGATTTGACGGTCCAGAGCTATTAAAAGAAATATCCCCAGAAACGGGATTTGAAAATACTAATACAATATGACTCATATTGTCAACATTTAATAGATTAGATATATTTGTTTGTGCTGTTTTATCTACTCCATTTATGTATATTTTTGATATATTAGTTTTAGATATTGCCCCAGAACCGTTCCAAGATAGGTTAGAAGCCGCATATGACCCGTTTGCGACAGTTGATATTAATGTTGTAGCAGATAGTGCAGAAGGTGTTAAAAACATCTCTATTGACCTTACAGCCTCATCTACGGGTATTTTAAAACCTCCCGTGGAAGAAGTTTTTAAGCCATTAGTTAAATGTCTTGAAAGTACTGGGAAATTAAAAGACCCTAAATCATATTCTTTATCTGAAGTTATTTTAAATCCATAGTTATCAGCGTAAACATCTTTACTAGCGTAAAATCTAATTCTAAATAAAGATAACTTTGGTAGATATTTAGATGCGTCAGATGTTGACATTGTAATTTTAATATAAAGTGGTCCTGGGGTTATTGCTGATTCTTTGGTATATCCTGGAACAGCTGCTCCGTTCACACATGGACTATAGGTAATTCCATCTGAGCTTACCTCTACAGATATACCATTGTTGCCACGCCATTCTATTTTAGACGAAGATATTGGTAGCTGTAGGGGAACCATTAATATATCATTAATGATAAATTCTTTTGTTTGAGCGTCGTCTGTTCTATAAAATGAAATATAGTTTTGCTCATTATTATAATATACATCTTCTGTAATTAATTTTCTAAATTTATTTTCAGTATATTCATATTTAAAAAGGACATCCATATTTTCATCATTTAATGTAAATAGCTTACCCCCATCTGGCTTTACTACGTGAAGAGGATTTATGCTTGAAGATCCGTTTTTAAAATGATCAAGGCATTGAATTAGATTTAATCCATACCTATAAATAGCTGGTGCGTCTGCTATAAAGTAGTCTGTAGAAATTGTTGTGGGGCCTAATGATGGAGAGAACGAGCTATTAGTAAATTTAAAATCCTCTAATGTTTTTGAAGCAACTGGGTACCCGTCAACATATAAAGTCATTGAAGAGGTAGAGTATACTCCAATTAAATGAACTGCTTTGTCTAAATAATTTAGTGTATAGTATAACTCTTCATTTTGAAGTTTAAATACAATTGATCCTTTTTCATAGTAAAGACCTATTCCATTTGAATTATCTGCAAAAATAATTGTTCTTGAGGATGAGGATATCTTAGGATACACCCAGACTTCAATAGAAAAATCATTGTCTGAAGATCCTGATTTTGCCATACCTCCGCCTACCGATACTCCATAATAATTTTTATTTACATTAAAATTAACATAAGAAGTATTTGTAATCTTTGTTCCTACAGATCCACCAGAAACTAAAGGCAGTATATCTTGAGATATTGCTCCTACGTAAGTCCCATTATTTTGGCATCCAGAGTAATCGACAGCAGTGGTTCCAGAGGTTTCATCTAGATGCCAGAAACCTACTGGATTGTCTTTAATTACTTTTAGCTGATAGGACATATTTAATATTATATACCATTATTTATCTTGTAAAGAAAAACAACGGAATCATATACTTGGTTCCAGAAGTAGTAGGTTTTGGATCATGTAAACATCCAACTGATGGGAAAACTACTGCGCTGCCTGCCTCTGGCTTGATTGATATGCCATGGTCTGGGAACTCAATTTCTCCTCCTTCATATTCGTCATTTAAATAGATTACCATTGAAACAGAAGACTTGTCATCTGCGCCGTACCCAGAATCAACATGAGGGCCCATATATACGCCAACATCGTATTTATTTATTCCAAAATAAACTGGTAGATATCCTAGATCCATATCGTGATCTTTTGCATATTCTTCTGCCATAGTCAAAGCAAGATATGACACCATTGAGCAAACTTTTGAGTTATGTCTGTCTACGTCATTGTTGTTTGCAAATAGATTTAGATATGCTCTCTTAACTTTTCCATAAATTACATCTGGACTTGAATGAGGTGTCCAAGTTTCCCATTTAGATATTTGAGACCCAAAAGACTGATTAGAGTCCATGTCTTCAATTTCTTTTATTAATTCATTAACATTAGGAATAATGTTAGTGTAGTAATATATGTCTGGGTGTAGGACTTGTTTATTCATACTTACCCTTATATTGTGGAATCAAACCTTTCTTAGTGTTTTCTTCCCACTCTTTATAGGTTTCTTCTTGCTCTGCTCTAGTCTGCTTTAATTCGGCTTCCCATTCTGCAATTTGTTCTGGTGTGTATACAGCGTCTGCGTTATCCCAAAAAGAACCTACAGTATATCTTTCGCCATTTTTAACTGTTGTTACCTCATGCTCATTTCCATGACCACCCTTAAAAAATGCTAGTCTTCCTGGCTTTGCTTTTATTGTAATCTCATGATGTTTAAAGTTTAAAAATCCACCATCAAAATTATCATTTAAATACAAAAATCCAGCATACTTACTTTTATAAAAAGCGGAAGGGCTACCGTCTTCATGAGTATTATCTGAGTGGAATCCAGCAAATGCTCCTTCTACCCACTTTTGAGCGTGATAACTTACCTCGGACAACTCCCTACCAAAACACTCTTCTCCAGCCTTTTTAATTTTTTCTTTTAATTGTGAAAAGTAATCTCTTGGTAATCCAAATAAAAGAAGGTTGTCATCGTATGGCCAATATCCCATAGCAAATGATCCATAAAATGAAATTTGATTCCAGTCTAGGTAGCCAGCTTCAACTATCTTATCAAGATAAGCTATGATAGCCTTGCACTCTTGATCAGTAATTAGATTGTCTACTACAAATACATCATCTTTTAAAGATACAATTTCCATTAGCATTCAGTCTTTTCTTTTTCAGCAAGATAGTCCATATGAATATCAATCTCTTCTTTAGTTGGCTCTACCTTTACTCCATTTCTAAATACAAGGTTTCCACCATAAATATCTGCGTCTACTCTTTTCTTTTCCATCTCTAACCACTTTATGGCTCCATACTCTATTTGATTAGCAAGCCATTCTGGTGAACCTGGATATGGATAGATCATAAAGTTTCTGATTAGGTACTTGTTGCCTTTAGTTGCTGTTCTCACTCCATGATAATATGGTTCTCCAGAAGGGAATACCATAATATCTCCAGCTTCTGGCTTATAGGCTGGAACAAATTCTCCATCTACATAGAACTCAATTTCTCCACCTTCGTAATCATCGTTTATGTAAACTGTGCATGTTAAGAAAAACTGTCTACCAGGCATGTCTTTTTCGCTTTGCTTAAAGTCTGTATGATATTGCATAGTTAGATTATTTTTTAAGGTATCTACGTTTGTATCATATTTACAAAATGAAGAAGATCCAAGCTCGCACTTTTCTGGCAACTCTACATTATATTTTGCAATATAGTCTTTTATTGCAACATTATATGCATCATAAACAGTTTCTGCTGCCCAGTATTCCTTATCAAATGTTTCATTTTTACCCAGTTGATCTTGAACTGCACCTTTAAATTTTGTACTAGCGTATGTACCAAAAGCACTCCATCTAGTCCATTCATTAAAATAATGCTCTCCAGTACCATTTTCAGTTGATTTAATAACTTCAAAAATTTCTTTGTGGTCTGGCAGCAATCCCTTATATACCTCTATTCTAGGGTATAAAGTTTTTGTTGTGTAGTCTGGCATTATTTGTTCCTTCCTAATTTTGTAATCGTCCAAAACCAAGGGGATGTATATCTTACTCCACTTGTAATTACATCTACTCCATGAATATAATTTAAGTCTCCTGGGAAAAAGTAAGCAGCTTTTTTCTTAGGTCTAATTGCAACATCTTGTTTTGGAAAATGTAGTCTGCCACCTTCGTAATCATCATTTAAATAAAATATTGTTCCAAGGTCATACCATGGGAAGTTTCCAGGCTTTCCAGCATCAGGACCTTCATGCAACTCTTTATCTGCATGTGGCCACTGCATAGATCCTACTGGCCATCTTACTAAACATGGCCCTGTTGGCAAAACTTCTACATCAAAATGATCCTCAATAATTGGTCTAAGTCTTTCAATAATTTCTTCTAGCATAGTTACAACTTTTGGATCACCTTTTTCTAAAGATGCTTTTGTAGCTACACGATCTTTCCAAACGTTATGCTGATAGATAATAGTACCGTTTTCATTATAAACATCTTCTCCGCCATCCCAAATAGTATTATTCTTTGTATAGTTTAATAAATACTCACACTCTTCATCTGTTAAAAAATTCTCTACTTCAACAATATGTTCTTTACCTGAACCAAAATACCCAGATGGAGTTATTGATGTTCTATGATCTCTTACGTCTGATATACTCTTATGCATTTTTTCTCCTATTCATATTTTTTTGGAACCCAAGTTTCTCTTTTATAGACTCCACCTTCTATTGTTCTATAAATTGCTGTGTGCGCCTCATGCCTTTTTATCATTTCTTCTTCAGTAAAAAGGTTAAATTCAGATGTCCAAGTTTCTCTCTTATATGGGATAACCTGAACATACGGGGTTCCCTTTTTAATAATCCCAGTAAAACCCTCACGAATGAAAAACGGTATAAGACCTGGTGCCCCATACTTATCACTATCAATTATACCTGCTGTTGTTAAAAAAGGTAACTCAAAGTGATTTATAGGCTGAACCACAAGTGCGCTATATCCTTCTGGCAAAGTAAATCCCCAATTTGGATACCAATGATAACCAAATTTATAATACCCCTCTGGGTAATGGAACTCACCCATATGAGGCCTTATCTCACAAAATCCTTCAAACCCTAATTCAGGTTGAGCATAAACAACACCTTCATATTCAAACACGCTAATATCACAAGGAGTTGTAAACATATAGCCAGAAGTAAATATATCATGTAAAGCTGGGCAAGATTTAAATCCTGGACCTTTTTCGTTTTCTGGTGGCATCTTAATTGGTATACCATTTTCATCAGTCCAATATTTACTTGCATTCTTAAACCATTCTGGAGTTGTTTTTTTAGCAGGCTTAGGGACTGTGTCTTCTGTGTTATATGATCTATTAGAATTAAAAGTTATTTTCATTAAAATTTCTTTTCTACATTTAGTCTAATTGCCTTTACTTCGTGCTCTCCAAGCTTATTACCCATATAGTCAACAGCATCCCTATAGTAATCTGTCCATTCTCCAGCAGCATTAGCCTTTGCTGCTGCCTCCATAGCTCCCTCCATTGTAAGAGGAATTTCTCTTTCAATTGTAGGAGCCATATGACCTGGATACATATTTGCTGTTGAGTTATTTAACTCTGTCAAAGATATTGGCATTACTGCAATAAATGGTTCATTAGCTTTAATTGTTATTGGAGAAAATGGCTTTGTAATTTTCCATGCAACAGTTAGTGGACCTTCAAAAAAAGATGAACTTAATAATGTTGTTACTGCTTGAGCACCGTCAACAAATTGATTTGGCACAGGAAATGAAAGCAATGTATAGTTTGGATCAGTCCTAAATATTAAATCAGTTTCAAAATTAATTACTGCATGCCCTCTGCTTGTTTTACAATATTTTTCTCCTGCCAAAACTTTAACATTATCTGGATAAGTTGTTATCTGACCATCCCACATAAACGTAATATCTTCTGGAAAAGAAAGGCCCCATCCCAATTGATTGCTTAATGTAAGAGGAAAACATCTATATGCATGCTTTTCTGCAGTAGCGTCCATCCAATCACGTTTTGCAGAAAGAGGAGCTATGTTCGCTGAGTTATCAGAAACCTTATAGACATTTAAATTTATCATGAAGATCTCTGTTCTGCTGGTACAAACTTCTTTCCTTCTGTTATATGGTTGTACTCATAGCTTGCCTCTATTTCTCTATACAAAGGTGTATGAGGTGCTTCTTGATAATCCAACATTGTAACTACAGAATACTTTACCCCAGATTTTACTGGCATGGCTGCATGTGAATAGATAAATGATGATGGGAATAAATACAGGTCTCCAGCTTTTGGCTTTACATTAACTCCTAATTTATCAAAAAATAGTTCTCCGCCCTCATAGTCATCATTAATATATCCTACTGAAGATAGCACACACACATAGGAATAACCATGGTCTGAGTGTACCTGAAAATGTTGATCTTTTGCATATTTAATAAAATTAAAAGACTCCCAGTAATTTAATGGTGGGATCTGAAACATTTTCATGTAATCTTCTACTGCTGCTAGCTGCAAACCTTTTGCTTCTCTCCAAATTTGTCTTAATTCTATTTCGTCTTCAGTAAAATCTTCTGGATCTACATGTATGCCATTTCCTAACATTAAAGATCCGCCATTATTTTCTTTAATTTTAAAATCCCAAGCATCCCTATAATCTTTATTTAAGTTATCATATCCGACCTGAGCTAGGTTCCAATGCTTCTTTCCTTCTGTTTTTGAAAGAACAGCCTCTAGCCTTTCAGCAAATCTATATTCTTTTGGGAAAACATTGCGATAAACAATAATTCCAGGATATATGGTT